AAGGTGGTTTTTTACTTACTAACTATATGACCGTTATTGATATTGATCCGCTGAATAAATCTATAATTTGTACGGATGCATTTTATAATAATATGACGTTGAAATTTATTGATATTATTGATGCAAAATAAAAAAAAGGCCGCCAAACAGGACGGCCCTTGTTTTTTTACTTAACTGTATATACCCAGCCTTTACGGTCAAGGTAATCAGTGAATGCTTTTAATTGAACATCGCTAGTTGGATCAGTTACTGGATAAATGTACCCATCACTTTTAAGGTTTAAGTTACCCGTCATGTGAACTGAATTTAAAGCGCCAACTACATCAGCTAAATTTTCTCCGCCGATTCCTCCTACCTCTACAACATTACGTTTTTGATTAGGCGGTGGAGTTGTTGCATTTCCACTCTTTACCTTTTGAATGAATGAATTCCATCTTCCTTCAGCTAGCATTCTATGTGGGCAATATTTTCCTGACCATGATTGGTGGGTCCGAACGTTTTCAATCGGAATATTATACATGGACATGATTTGTCGTACAACATCAACAGCATTTTCCTCAGCTTTATAGTATCTATCTCCGCCACTTAAAGAGTAACAGATTTCTACACTAATAGACTTACGATTACCTGAGCCATTTCCATCACCACAAGCCCATGCATTGCGTTCTAACGGAATACCTTGTACAGCTTCTTTATCATCTACTGCGATATGGAATGAAACTTCGTTGTTGTTTCGAATCATATAAGCTACTTCATTTTCTGCTGTTGCATCGTTGTAAGTGTTATGAACTGTAATGTATTGTGGATTCATTGTATAAGGACACTTTGTACCATATTTGCTTGAATCAACTAACTTTTTTCTGATTTCCATTACTCAACATCTCCTTTGTTTTGCTTATCAGCGAACCATTTACCCGCAGTAGGATTAGATACGACACCTGCAGCAATCAAAATGTATAGAATCATATCTACATATTCTTGATATCGACCTGCATTAAAATGAGGGACAGTATCCATTAATACCATCCCTAACACTGCGAATAACGCTACCCACAACCCATAATTCTTAAATTTCTCTTGCATCGTTATTTCCTCCGTTTCCTTGTATCAGAACGTTTAATTTTCGCTTCAATTTCACTTGCTACACTTTCCAGTAACCATGTCGGAATCCATTTGTCCCAACCAACACGAACGCAATTAGCTGTGAAACTGTTGAAAATGTGATATGTTAAACCGCCAGTTACCATAAAGAAGAAGAAATCTGGTAACTTGAATGCGATATCAAACATGTGAGCTAAACAGGGCAATAAAAAAAGCACCACGGTACGCGCGATGCCTTCTACTCCATATGCTGATGAATACGATCCATCTAACTTTGATGCTTTGCTTCCTGTTATCCAGTCTAATGCAACTACCATCATCAGAATGCAAATCCAGATTAAGTTAGATTTTCCATATATGATACTTAAAAATGTTCCTAATCCCCCGCCAACTAGTGAACCAAGTTTAAATGTTGTGGAGTTAAAAATATCGATTATGTTAAGACTTCTGAAAATATCATGGACTCGCTCCAATTGTTCACCTCCTTTCAAAATAAAAAGAGCAGCCGCAGCTACTCTTCAAAGAAATATTTAATTATTGCCCATTAATGAAAATAGCATTAAATCGGAAATGATCTGTTGTCCTTTTTCATTCGGGTGTATATTGTCGTTATTTATACTATCAAGTTCCATATTGTTATTTTTAACCTGATAGTTATAATAACTATACAAATCTACAAAACCAGTTTTGTAATCAGTTGCTAGTCTTTGTACAATTGGATTTATTTCTTTCTCTAGTCTTTTATTAACCCAATCATCCTTAGTTACGTTCGAAGTTCTAAGGATGATCTGAGCTTTTGTTTTGTTTTGGATTTGTTCAATTATTGACTTGTATTTTTCCTCAAAAACATCATTAGACACTTTTTTACCTACATCATTAATCCCTGAATTTATTATTACTAAATCAGGATTAGCATTAATAACATTTTCAATCCGATTAGACATATCAACGATTGTATTCCCTGAGACACCAGCATTTATAACATTGATTGACTCTGAGCTAAATGTATTTTTTAAAAGGTCATTTATAATCGATACGTGACCAGGTTGACCATTTGTTTGGGAATTTTGCTCTGTTGTTGAATCACCTAGAAACACAATTGTAGCTGCTTGTCCATTTTCTAATTTTTCAAATGCCTTTGTTTGAAATGGAACTAAATTAAATTCCTTTTTCGCATCAGCCGATATTTGATTAGATACATCAGTTTTAACTTTGCTAATTTGTTTTTTTAACGTGTTTTCTTCCTCTTGTTTCTCAGTTTTTCCTTTATGCTGGGCGCCTTGAACATCAGCTTTAATTTTACTATCGTAGTATGTTTTTCCTAGGAAAAAGGTTACCAAAAATATAATGACCATTAATACACTTAACTTTTTCATATATACCTCCTGAAATCAACTATATGAAAATATTAACTTATTAAGAGTATTAATTCCATATGTTATATAATAATTTACATTTTTACCACCTTTATAAAGTGTTAAGAAAAGCAAGTATTTTATCTGCTAGAATTTGATGTCCTGTATCATTTGGATGTAATCTGTCACCAGATGTTTGTCCAACAGCTTTAAAATAATACTCATTCGCTGTGTCATTCCAAGGGAATAAACTGCTTGTTCTATATAAGTCCAATACAGGGATGGAATATTTTTTTGCTACTTTTATAATGACATCAGCTACTTGTTCTAAGGATATCCCTGAACCGTTAGGGCCGTTAAATGCATCACCACGAGGTAATGGAGTAAAGGCTGCTATTGTTTTAGTAGGGTATTTATTAATTAATTGTGAGAAGACGTTGTCTACTGCTCCGTAAAGACTCGCAGCAGGATCAGTGTCTCCGAATTGTCCTAAAACTAATGGTTTGCCAGTCTCTCCCCAATCATTCGTTCCAGCAAAAACAGTGATTAAATCAAGGTTTGGATCCATCGAACTAATACGTTCGTAAATCGGTCTACCCGTACCAGCGCCATTTGGCGTTCTCCATCCAGTACCACTCACGCCATAGTTGTAAATAAAGCAATTGATTTTTTCAGCAATATAATCGTGATAATTTTTATTTGTTCGGAAGTTTTTTTCAGTGATACTATCACCTACAGCTCCCCACTTTTTAAAAGCCCATTTGCTTTTTGTGATGGTATTAATAAGTAACGGAGAGAGTCCAAATTCTGTATTAATCCCTCTATAGTTCATCGTATCTAAAGAACCGGAGTATGTCCCAGTGGTAACTCCCTGGATAACAAGCAAAGGTGTCCAACTGTATTTAACACTTGGTTGTCTGCTCATCCACCACTCAATGTAGATCCAATCCCCAACTGCCGATTTAATCTCCAATGATAATGTAAAGGTATCGGTTGCATTTTTTGCATCCGCTTTAAAACCAACATAAAAATCTGAAGGCGATAGTTGAACGTTGGCATTAGATCCAACAACTCCTGCCCATACACCATTACTATCAGTACTACATAACCAGAACTGTAAATTCAAATTAACAAGTGAGTTGATTTGACTCTTTCGTAACCAAACTGAGGCAGCTGGTGTTTTCCCGTTTTCGAACGGCTTCGGCTTATGTTCCATATATGCATTCGTAGCACCAGAAAACGTATAATTCATTCTCAGGACACTTGGAATAAAATCGTTTGAAAACGGAACAGTCTCGACATTGGGAACTAATACGTTTGTTTGATTTTTCCCGTTGGTCATGGTCGTTAATAAATTATTCTCTTTATAAATGGAGTTAAATACTTGCCTTTGTATTTTAAAAAGATTGTCATTTAACTCTTGTTTTCTAACTCTATAATTATCAACATTTGGATAAATAATCGAACTCGACAATGCAAAGTTTGCATTTATTAAAGTCAAATTCATGATATCCAATTTAAATGAACTGATAATACTTGAATTCAAACGTCTTGAACCTATGAATATAGACCAATACGGAAAGTTAGGAGTTGTATTATGTGTAATTTCAACAAAGAACCAATCTCCTATTTTAGTTATGACTTTTAATGTTGCGTTTTGCGACGAATTACTTTTCGTCAATGTGTATCCTATTGAAAATGAAGCTGGAGGTATTTCGAAAGAAAGTACCGAATCAGTTATACCGCTCCATTGTTTATTGCTATTAAAACCGATAAGAGGACAATAAAAACTAACGCCAGCAGGTAATGCATTTAAATCAGATTGACAAACCCAAAACCCAGCAATTTGTTTTTTCGAAGAATCAACCATTAAAGCATCCGTAACGAAGTGCAAGGATAAGTTAGAGTCACCTGATTCGTAACTCATATTCACTCGTTGATACTGGCTTAATATATTTTTATTAAACGGCTTTTCCTCTGTATTGCTAATATTACTGACAATTGCTTTGCCATTATTCTTTATTTTAGTAGAACTGATCAAATTAACTTCTTCATCGAGATTGTTCACTTGAAGTTCAACGTTGACTTGCTCTTGCATTGTGGATGCCTTGGCTACAGCGTCATTAACAGAACCTTGCATCCCGGATAACTCTCTAAAATTATCATTCAAATCATCGCGCCATTGTCTGTCCATGGTTGTTCCTAGATCTTTTATTGTCATGTTATAACCTCCTTATGGCGTTATGATCTATTTATTTATTTCTTCGTACAGTTGGCGAATTTGGGCTTCCAACTCTTCTTTTTGTTTTATAAGCTCTTCTTTCGTTTGAGAAAAATATCTTTCTTTTACTGTGTTTTCTATTTCGAGGTCGATTGCTTGTAATTCTGCAACCCGTCCGTTTAAAACTACCTTATAGTTCCAAAGAGTGTCTGCGATATAGCGATCAACTCTAAAGTAATGCATATAATCTTGGCTAGGAATGATACGTTGTCCGCATTCAACTTGAGTTATGATCCCGTTTTCATCCGAATCAGCATAAATAAACGTTTTGAATCGCTCGTTAAGTTCGTATTTTTCTTTCAATTCCATTCATGTCACCCCTCTTGCCATTTACTTAGCACCCTTGCATATGCTGTGTGATCAGCGCTATTTGAAGCTGTTCTTAAATACACGTATTTCATGCCACCTGTTGGTACACCTAAGTCAATTCTTGGATTAATATAATAGTTGTCAGCGATTGTTTTATTGTGTGATGTAAACCATAAATCTGTCCCATCATTATCTACAATTTTGACTTGTGCAGATGAACCAGGGTCAACCGCAAGACTCAGCGCGAACACTAAATACCTCCCTGTATGTTTGAAGGTAAAGAAATTACAATTTGACCATGTGGTATTACGTGTCGCATACCAATATGCACTATAAGCAACACCTGGTGACATAAATGGTGGCTCATGTGAACTGACACCCATATCAAAGTTTGCAGTACCATCTATGATTAAGTTGTATCCATCTGCTCGCTCTATTTGTACAGCACCTTTTTTTATATACATACCGCGATAATCCAATCTAGCGAAAGAATCTGATTTGGATGTATTAGCTGTAATTCCGTTCTGGTCCATATTGATTGTTGTTGGAAGTGGTGCGGTTAAACGTAAATCTGTTCTGATTTGTTGCATTTTAGCTCTAACTTCATCCGGATTGGCTGTCCAATCCATTAGTACGTCACCTTCCTGAAACGACATTTCTATTGCATGCAATGTCCCAGAAGGTAATCCGTTGAAAATGTAAGGAGAGAAGTACAAATCCTTATCCGCTGGTGTTAAAAATGTAACGTACACCCTTTTCCACTGTTTATCTAAAATAGACTGATCATATTTAACGATGGTTGTCATTTGACCATTTGTATCTTTGGATGTATGTGCCCAAAAGTGAAGCGGTGTTAATTCTGTTCCGTTTCCTGCTGCAGAACCACGAACCATAGCGGAATACGTGTAGTAAGTACCTCTCTTTAAAGGGATATTCCCTTCTAGATATCTAACACCTTGTGGCATAGGAATCCTCAATGTACTTTTGCCGTTATAGACAACAGAAGTATCTACTACACCGCCGCCTTGTCCGTTATCTGCCCACATCGCGTTCCATTCGAAGTCGGATGTGTTATAGAGTATATTTCTGCCGCCCCCTTGTTTCTTTGCAGGGTCATATCCTGCATCGAAAGTCGTTTCTGGACCGACACGGATGTTATTCGCTTCAAATTGTCCAATAACCCCTACAGATGCAACTAAACCCTCATAAGTTAGCGCTTCTTTAAATGTATTCCCACCATCACGACTAACCCCAATACCTGCACTATTGAAAGCGACAAGGTTGTTGGGGTTGTTAGGATCAACGGCAAGTATTCCATTCTCGAAAACTAGCTCAGTTTGAGCATTTTTAATAGCTTGTGTTGCACGTTTTACTGCTTCATCAAGAGCGTTGTATATTATTTTTCCGTCATTATTCACAATGCCTTTTAATGATTTTTGTATCGCTTGAAGAAGAGTACCTGATAAATCTTTTTTGTAGTTAGCTAGCGTAACTTTGCAGCTAATTATCTCTAATTCATTATTAAACTCTTCATCAATCTCCATGATTCTCGTTTCGATATCTACATTCATTGGCTCATAAATTAAAAGAACCCGATCTCCTTCATTCGGAATAATGTAAGGGTATCCGGCTTTTCTTAAATCTATAAAGTCGAGCGTCATACTGATAACAGGGGTGTCTTGTAATGATTCCTTTAACGCGTTATCTAATCCTGATATTGTGGTGTATCGTTCATCATCAATCATAGGAGCTTCAAGAAAACCAAATATATGAACGTTTGGACTTGTATACTCTCTCATTAATCCGTCTTTACCATACCCTCGAATGTATGTAGCAAGTGATTTCGTATCAATTGTACGTTCGAAGGTCTTTATATTAAAGTTATATCTAAATTGAAAATCAGTATCTTCACCAATCTTCGTTTTAAATCTAACTAAGTTTCCGCTAATAGACATTTCTGCTCTATATCGTTCTAATACCTTTTTTAACAAAGATAAGCGATTGTCTTTCCCGAAATTCTCGAAATCTTGAGCGTAAAACGAATCGATTATCGCCGTTTGATACCCAGTACCTTCAAATACAAAGTCTAGTGCATCACGTAATGTCATACTTCCATTACGCACTTCGTATTTTTGTTTATCAATCATCTTTACAAAGAAATCATGGATACATTCAACTTGTTTATAAAATGTATTACCGATATTCCTTTCGGCTATGGACTTAATTACATAAGTCTCTCCATCAAATTCGACTTTACTTTCTTCTTGAACAAGTGGGAAAGCGTGTTTATTCTCTTCTGTTGGTACGATAAGAAAACTTACGACTTTTTCTCCGTTCACTTTTCGAACACGATTAAAACTTTTAAATCCAGTTAGTATTTCTGTGTTCCCTAATACATCTGTAATTGTAATTAAATTCAAATATTCACCTCCCAACTATAGATAGTAAAATCTAAAATCGAATGAAATAGAAAAAGCGCCTGTAGCGCCTGTGATTTCAAAGTCATTAAACCCTGGATTTAGCGTAATCAACTTTTTATTTGTATCTCGCACAATAGATAAGCTGTTCTTTGTGAATCTCACTTGATCTAATCTTATCGTGTCATTTGCTGAAGTGGTTCCTGTATAAGACCACTCATCTCCAGTTGTCTTGTTTTTAATCTTTAAATTGGTCGAAGCACCTTTAAACGTAATTAACAAAGCCATTCTGCGTGGGTTGAGAGAAACATTCCCTGCATTGTAAACACTGAAAGTTGTAGTGCTATGTGTGTACTTTACATCTTCAGCAATTAACCCCTGACCAATTTGCCACAAATCTGAATCGAATGTGAATGGATCTAAGGTAGTTCCTATTGATTCGGCAAACGGACTGGCTGATATGAATTTAATATCAAAAAAACCATATATCCTTTGTTGGTCTATTTCATAATCCGATTCACATTTAACTAACCATTGCTTGCCTGGATTACGCTTATCAATAATATAAAAAGCTTGCCTGCTATCAAATATGTTGAATACTTCATCTCGGAATAGCGCATAGTCCCGCATATCATTTGCTTTTATATAGAAAGAGCAATTGATTTTACGCGGACCATAAACAGTCCCTAAATCAATTGCCCCATGGCTTCCTTCCATTTCCTCATAACTATGCTTTGGAGAAGGCGCTGAAGGATTAAAGTCTCTTGTTTCAACACCGATTTCATCCAAATCGAATATAGTTCCGTTTAACAATTTTACAATTGTGCCGAGTGTTTTGATATTTTCCAATCTATCAGCGTCCTCCTTCCATATAAGATTTTATTTGCATTTTACCTGCTTGCATGTCGTCTAGGTACGGCTGACTTGATCTTGCAATTTCGTACCCGTCTAGCATTACTACATTCTCTATTATTATATTTCTAGATGAATTATTAGCATTGCTAGCTTGTGGGTTTGTAGCTTGAATGCTTTTCGAATTACCTTGGCCTACACTAGATGAAACTGATGAAATACTTGCAGGTGTTTTGTATCCAGCAGAAACCATTGGAATTGCAGGACCTGATACAGCACCCATTGCAACATCACCAAGTGATATTCCTTCAGATAACGAATCGAATGCATCCTTCACTGTTACTGCCATATTTTTTGCAGCTCTTAAAACCGGGTTCTCCATTTGGTTAATACCCCATATTAAACCTTCACCGACGTAATTACCTGTATCTCGCATTTCTCTAGAAGGGGACTTAACTTGTAATACTCGATTTACAGTACTTACAATGCTACTTCCTAAATCCTTAGCAGCAGATACCGCGGAGCTAATCATTGACCCAATTCCACCTATTAATCCTTGAACAATATTTACTCCAGTTTCAAAGAGATCGACATCTCCTAAAGACTCTAAAAGTTGACCACCGATTTCAACCCCAGAACTAAATACCTCTCCAACTAAACTTATAATTCCATCAATCAGTGCGCCGATTAACTCCACACCAGCAGAAAGTAATTCTGGTAAGTGTTGAATAATCGCTTTAAGCAGTTCAGCCATAAGTCTAATTGCAGCAGAAACCAATTGAGGTAGAACCTGAATAATCCCATCGATTAATTTCGTCAAAATTTGAACACCAGCATTTATAATCTGTGGTAGATTCTGGACAATTATTTCTGTAAATTTATTGATTATTTTTATAACTGCATCAACAATTTGTGGGAGAACTTGAATAATCCCTTCAATAAGTTTGGTTAGAATCTGTATTCCTGATTCAATAATTTGCGGTAGATTTTGAATAATAACCTCAGTGAATTTCGTAATAATTTGCATCACAGCATCAATTAATTGAGGTAGAACTTGAATGATTCCCTCAATTAATGAATTAAGGATTTTAATCCCTGCATCTATAATTAACGGCAGATTTTGAACAACGGTATTTAATAAAGTTGTAAAAATCTGAATAGCCGCTTCAATTAATTGGGGTAGCATTTGAATGATTCCATTAACTAAAGATAGTAAAATTTGAATCCCTGCATCTATTAACATAGGAATCATAGGAATTATTGTTTGAATGAACATTGTTATAACTTGTATTGCCGACTGTATAATCATAGGCAACATCTGTGTAATACCTTGGACAAGTGCATTTATAATTTGAACTGCAGCTTCTATAATGACTGGTAAAGCCGTTACAATTGCCGTTACGAGCGTTTGTATCAAAGAGATACCAATTGTTATAATCTGCGGTAATAGCGTTGTAATCCCTGTTACAAAGGTTGTAATGATTTGTAAAACTGCTGCTACGATTTGTGGAAGTGCTTGTGTGATACCTTGCACTATTCCAGTGATTATTTTAATTCCTTGTTCTAGAAAAACAGGTAATTGTGTCGTTACAAAATTCGTTAATCCGGCAACTAAGTTATTTAGGATTTCCCCGAACTTAGTAACCATTTGAGCGCCACCAACACCAGTTGCCTCTGTCATTCTTGCGAACATAGTGCCGATTCCTATGATTAATCCAGGTATACCACCAATCAAAATAGCTAATATAGATGGAAAAATAGTTTTGAATACTTCAGTCAATCCTGAAAAATCACCATGAAACGCCTGTATAATAGCATTCTTCATTTTGTTTAATGCTTCTTTAATTTTATTAACAAAATCATTAATCGCTTGTATCGTCTCTTTACTGAAACCGAGAGATTTCAACAATTTATTACCAGCATCCGAATTACCGCTAATAATTTGCCAAAAAGCTTTTATTGTATTTAATGCATTGTTAATAGCATTCCTAAACGGTTCAATGTTTTTGTAAGCATATGCGAAACCTACAGCCAATCCTGATATTGCTGCTGCAAGAGCCCATGCTACTGGACTGGCCATTGCTAATACAAGAACAGCAGGTTTGATAACCATCCATAATGCAGCAAACGCTGCTCTATAACCCATTAATAATCCCATTCCTGCACCCAACGGCAGCAATAGGAGAGTTAAGGCTGGAACAAGCATCATTGTCCCTTGAATGAATTTCGCTAAAGCTGGATGTGCTTCATTAAACGATATAACCATTTTCGCCATAGCGTTGACGAAATTAAAAATCGGAATCATTAGAGCTGCAAAGGCATCCCTCATCGGCTGTAGTGCTTTTGTTAACGACTCCATCATATTTTTATATGCCTCTGCATATTTAGGGTTCATTTCCATGTTAGCTTGATGCAATTTCCCATAAAACAGTACAGCACTTACGCCAACAACCAGGAAGGCTTGAGTCATCCCCATAATAGATTGGTTAATGATTCGAATCTGATCATTTAACTGTTTAGCATTAGCTGTTGGACCCAAAAACTCTAAAGCGAGCTGCGCTGCACTACTTCTATTCGCTAACCTTTCCATTGCATTAGTAGCCATTAATGTACCGCGTGATAAGTTATACAATGGATTTCCCATGCGTTGTAAGTTAGCTGTTAACTTACTAGAAGTAGTAGACATGTTGTTCATCATACCGATTGTTTGAAGTATAGATGCCTGTGCCGCCACATCATTTGCCATCATTGCGTCATTAGCAGCTTTTTCAGCAGCGCCAATTGCATTAATCTGAGAAATTAAATCCTGAGCACTACCGGAATACGTTGCCATTCCCATAGCAGCATCCAAATACGCTAATTTCGTGCGTTTTAATTCTTCAATGTGCGGACGCATTGCTTCTCGTTGCGCAGCTTTTAATTGTCTTAACCGTTGGCTATATTCGCTATTTGCATCCCCCATATTCTCGATACTTCTTCGATACTCACGAGATGTACGGTTTGTCGTTCTAACAAAATCATTTAATTGACTTTGCATAGCCGCCATTTCTCTTCGTATCTGATCCGTCTCAGCCCTAAATTGAACAACTAATTCCTCTTGTGTCGCCAAAATCTCACCTACCTTTCAATCAACCTAAATTGAGATTTTGTAAGAATTTCATATCTTCCTCAGCTTGCTTCGCGCGATTTTCAATTGATTTTTTCTTATGTTCATCAGTAACCATCTTTGATCTATCAAATAAATCTTTTGGTTTCATACTCTTTTTTGGATTACTGTGATAAACTGATCGCATCATAAGGGCGAATATGCTATAGGTTTGCAATTCATCTAGATATTGTTCATTTCTCCCCGTCATCATATTTTGAAACTCACGAGGAGAAAGGTTCATTACTTCACTTGGTAATAAACCTAAGTATCTAAATCCATCTTGCTGTACCTTGTCTAGTTCTTCTCTAGTAAAGTCGGTTGTTCTTCGTCCGTCCCGTACATCTCGTCCGCCATCTCTTTCAGTTCCGGATTCTTCGCTACCAATTGTTTCTTCATTCGTGTTTTTAATTTCTTCGTTGTCGCTTTGTAGAAAAAATTATCTGCTACTACTTCGTTAAGTACTTCATCAATGAACTCTTGTGAGATTTTCTCTGCTTCGAATTGCTTTTCAATTTCAGTAACAACTTGCTCTCTAGTAATCCCTTCACCTGTATGCATTAATCCAAAGTAAATAGCGTCTTCAAACATATCTAAATCACCTTGTAAACAAGCTCCAATAACTTCTTGTGCGCCACCTTTATATTTCTTGTTTAGCTCAGCAATTGTTTTGTAAGTGAGTTTTAATTCGTGTTCTTTCCCTTTAATTTCAAAACGCATATATATCAATCTCCTTTTGATTGGATCTTATTTTCAAATTTAAATAGAGCGGTGAAAACCGCTCTTTATTCTCCTGCACCTTTAGGAATCTCAGTTAATGCTTCTGTACGTGTCTTACCAGAAAGCTTTGTCTCTACTGAATAAGAAACAAATTCTCCAGTAGATGATGATCTTTCAAAAGAAGTTAGCATATATGTTCCAATTTCAGCTTCTTTTGTACGCTTATTAATTTCATAAATCTCAATGTACTCTTTGTTTCGAATAGCAGCTTTTGCAGCCGGGTAGAACACGTCTCCCTCTGATAACGTACAACCAAATGAACGAGTCTCAGATACTTTACCGTAGTCATTAATCGTTCTATCTTTCGATTCTGCTTCAATCTCATCTGCTTCAATACTGTGAGATTCTTCATTTTGGTCAAACGGACGAACTAACTTTTTCTTCAATGGATCTGTTGGGTCTGTTATCATTGCAGCGATAATATACTCGTCACCACGATACATTTTATTTTTCACTGCTGGTGTTTCAGTAACTTCAGCCATATATGGTCACACTCCTTAATTTATATAATTCTGCTGGTATTCAAAAATCATTGTTAATTGAGCTGAACCAACCTCAACTGGGGCGGTAGTCACTCTTCTAAAATAGACGGTATCAGTCGATTCACTTCCATCTTCATTACGAAGATATACTGTGTAACCGCTGCGCCTAATTAAGTTCGCAATCCCATCAGATAACTCCATAGCTTCATCTGTCGTTGCATTAAAAAACCTCACTGTCATTGTGTACAGTAAGGTGAATGTATCCTTTGTATTTTTCAAATCATTTGTTGATAGGTGTGGGAAGTATATGGATGGTATCCGTATTTCTTCTGGAACTTGCTCATGATAGGCAAATGCTCCTGGTGGCAAGTTATCAAAGACGAAAGCCTTCATAGAACCGTGTATCTGTGCGTACATATTCTAACCTCCATGTACCCATTGTCGGAACTGACGGTCGAATGCAGTTTGAAACATGCGCTCATAGATAGCAATAGCATTATCCCAGTAAGGACGTCCTTCTATGAACTTAGCAGTAAGCATCATTCCAGTAGGTGCATGTGGATCATATTCGAAATTATGACCTTCCCATCTTCCTGGGACGAATCGTCTCACCTGCTGCCAACCGTCATTTTGGGCTTTCGCATACTCCAAATTCGTTCCAATTTCTAATATCAACCCACCGTCAGAACTACGCCATATATTCCCGTCTCCACCTTTATCAAACGAATTGAGAAGTCTACGAGTATCTACAACTCCTAATGAAATCACTTGGTTTTGTACTTCCTCTAAAAACTGAAATCCGCTAGCTTCAAGCCATAAGGCTACGTTCTGATCTAGTCCGTTTGCCATACGATTCAACTTAGCGCTGAACTCGCGGAATCCTCTTGTTGTTATTTGGCTAGCCATGGCTCACTCTTCCTTTCTGCAGTGGCCTTTATATGTGAAACTTCACCAGTAAGTGGGTGTACTACCGGAAAAGGATTGCATATATAGTAAACGACATTGGTATTTTTTTTAACTGCCTTGTCGTTATGTTTTATATCTGTATCGGGCATAAACAGCACTCGTGTGTGTTGTTCATTTAACTGGTTTGGTGCAGATTGTATTGCAGTAGGTCTAGCAACCGCTACATTCTCTGCAAAATAGCAGCTTTGTTCCGCTATATCAGGAGTATCCTTGTAAGAAAATATCTCTTCTCCTGGTTGCCCGTACTTCCCCGACTTTGTTTGCTTCTGCAAATGGTAAATATCACATTCGTGGACCATCATCCCTTGAAGAGACATTAAATCGCCCTCATTTTGAATGTGACTTTGTTTTTACCTTTATGATCCATGAATTTCTGAAGGAGATATAATACAGAAGGTTTTGCTATACTACTGCTATCCATTGTATAAGAGTAGTCACCGCCACCAATACTTTCAGACTTAATACCTTTCATAGCGTTTGTATCAGCGTTTGTATAAGCGTAATACTGTGCTAACTTCTTACAAGCGAGTTTCACTTCTGCTGGTACCTCAGGATACTTTGTCTTATCACCGAAATCTATTTTTGACAGATTATAAATCTCTGTATCTGCTTCAAGTATGTCCTGCTCCAGTAGAGGAACAGGACGTTTCTTGACTTCAGGTAATACTGTATAATCAATCAGTTCTTGAGCAGTAATAAGTGCCATACTTATCACTCCCTTATTTAGTTGTTGTAATTGTAGAGTTTACTGTCGAGTTAGGAGCAGCTGCGTCTACAACAGTAGCTACACGATGTTTTCCATCATTAATGTGCTGGTTGTATTTTGCTTTTAAATCATCTTGTTGCGTTTTTAATGAGTTTAAATCATCTACAATCGACGTTAAAAGCGTTCCTAAATCAGTGTTCACAAAAGCGCCACCTTTACCAATATCTTTTGGAATCTTAGGCATTTACTTCACCTGCTTCTGGATTCTTAGATTTAGATGGTTCTTTTACTTCTACTAGATCCTTGTACGAATCTAATAATTCATCACGTTCTTTTGCAGTCACCTTTTGCGGTTCACCTGCATGAAAAAAACGCCCTTCACCAATATGAAGAACGCCCCTCTCATTTTTATATTGTACGTATGGCATTATTCTAGCCTCCTATTCTTATAGCTTAGAACCTGTCATCCATGCTACTGCATCAACTTCACGAATTACACAATCAAGGTAAGCGAATAGGATATGGTATGTTGCATCTTTAGCAGCTGCAGTAGCCCCTTGAGCCGTGCGGTTATAACGTAAATCACGAGTAAATACAGGTTTTAAGTTTTCGCGTGGCGTTAACATAGCAAACCCTGATTGCATTTCTTGTACAATCTCAACATCATAACCTGCTAATTTAGAAACTTTACCATCAATTAATACCGCGTCACCTAAGTTAGTTTGACGAGTAGTTAATAGAGACATTAACTTGTCATGCGTTTTTTGTGTAATAAACCAAGCGATGTCATTACGTGTTTTAAATTTATCAGGTAATACTGCTACATGGTCAACAAACGCTTGAATAGTTACGTCGTTTGCAGCTAAATCCGTTTTATTTGTAGATACTTTAGCCTTTTTAACAAATCCATCGATAATTTTCACGAATGGATCAGCAGAAGTTGTATCCCCATTAAAGATTAAGTCCTGTAAATCAACTGCAAATTGGTCTTGAATCATACTAACAATTACATCTTCAACATTTTGACCACGTGCCGCTAATGCATACCAAACATCATCATTTTGAATCCATTCATCCCACTTAACCTTCTTAACAGCATAAGGGATTTGTCCTGGAGCAATAGAGCCTACACCAGTTGGAGTATCAGTTTTAGATGCCTCACGTAATTTTCGTTTACCAACACTTAATGTATCAATATTACCTGCTGGAGCTTTCTTGTAGTATGGCTGTAATTTAGGTAGTACCGATGCTTTGTTGATTGTGTCACGTAAAAATGCTTCAGCTGCTGCTTGTGGTAATGGTACATTGACATCTTTTAATACTAATTCTGTAGATCCGCCTGCAATAATTTGTCCGTTATTCATATATGTGATTCCTCCTTAGTTTCCAAAATGCTGTGCATAACCGCCAGCAGATTTCGTTACTGTTTGCGCGCCATCAGTATCTTGTTGATTGCTGATACCTTGAGATTTTTTAATTTCTTCTAACTCCTTTAGGATTGGAGCAGTAGCAGCTTCAACAGCTTTCGCAACCGCAAGTTCCTCAGGTGTCTTTTCTGGTTCGATATTTAAATGTTTCTTAACTGTTTCTAGCTCCTTTTTAAGAGGTGCTACAACATCTTCTAGCGCTTTTGCTAATTGTTCTTGGTTCATATTATCTTCCTCGCTTCCTGCGCCTTCCGGTGAAGGTGTGACGCGTGTTTTTAGGTTTGTTAATGACTCAATAGCAGAATCAATGTCTGCCATATTTGGAGCACTGATTTTTTTTCCTGCCTTTTCTACTTCTTCAACAATAGATACAACAGGCTTGTTTTCCCATGCTTTCACAACTGCTTCTGTTCCTTTTAATTCATTGATAATCTCAACAAATTCAAGTGCAGCTGCTTCAATACGATCTAAGTCGATAGCATCAGCAGTAGGGGCATTCCAAAGAGATTGATAGAAAGTATCTTCTAAAGCAGAAAAAGAGGCGTTAACGTCACGACGATGTTTATTCTGGTTAAATTTATCTCTAACCTCGCCTTTTTCAACTTTTTCTCCACTAAAAAAGCCCTTCATCAGTTGGAAGAAGGACTTAAATTGCTTCTCTTCAGTTTTAGTTACTTCTTCCTCAATCACTTCTGTTTCTGCTATTCCAGCAAGGGAATACCCCGTGTAATTTCCTTTTTGAATGGATTCCCATATTTCTTCGGTCGCTTTTGTAACGAGTACCCACGATCCTTTGATAATAGTCTCGCCATTCACTTCCATATCCGCAGGTGCAATATAACTTTCAACTACTTCTCCTGCTCCTGCGTTAAAGTCATGTTGGGTATCGATGTTACGGTATTTTAAGATAAAGTTATGAGCAGATTTTTCGATATCTGAAGCTTCCATAAAGTCACCATGACTATCATGAGTTTCTGGATTATCGGCACTACCCGGCTCATATACCACTCCATACACAAGCTTTTGCTCTTCATCTTCACCTTTTATAATTTTCACTTCTTTTACGAAGTTAGGTTGATCGTCACTTTTTGTTAAGAAGAATTTCTTCTTATTAGCTCCCTTATCCACAATGGACACGTAGCTCACATCCACATTTTTTAGTTTTCTTGGCATTTACTCACCTCCTTTCAAATACGATTCAATTCCTTATTAGTAACTTCCATCACTTACTCAACTCCTTCAAAGTTTCTTCCCTAATCTTCTGCTTCTCCTCTTCAGATAGACCTAATATGTTGTTATCTACTGCTGGTTGAAGAACGCACTTACAACGAACTCGCTCTTTAGCAGATAACGAACTATCACGTGGAAACATGCAACGTTCCCCAGAACCGGGGAGCTCAAATTCTTCTTCTACTGGAATTGTTGTACCACTATACTCAACATGATTGTCACGAGGTTGGTTATTCTTTGCACCACTATGACGCCACTTCTTACCTGTAACAGCAGGAGATTGGCGATATGATTCGAATTGAGAAGCAGAGCATGCAGCAAGGACTTCTGTCTGCGCTGTAGTCTTTGCTCTTTTACGGTCGAATTCCGGAAGCTTCGCAAGTTCTCTTGCTATTTCGCGGATGCCTTTTCCCTTCTCCAATCCCTCGTTTAAAATACGCTCTACTGCTTTGTGAGAGTTAATCTTCATGATCTTACCTAATTCATCAGACCAATTATCAATCCACTTTGTAGTACGTTTTGAGAAGATATTAAACTGAATATCCGGGTCAATTGCATCCATAAAAGCTTTTGTCATGTCTTTCATTGTATAATCAAGAAACTTCCTCGCCGCTTTGCTCAAGCTTTTAGCAAAGGTATCTGCTCCGAATAGGCTACCAGTAACAAAGTCGATAATATCCTTTATCTTGATACTCTTCTCTACAGCATCCTTTTTCGTATAGTTCTTAATGCCATCAATAAAGTACTTCTTCTGCTTCCGGAGCAGTTTAGCGATTTCTTTTTCAAAATCCTCAACGTATCCTGGTAACATGTCCAATACTTCTAGATCAGCAGGTAATGCAGCAGTGAACTCGTCAGTATTAGCCTTTTCAATCCACTCATTCAATGAATCCAGTAGCTTATCAATCTTCTGCATCTTGCATCGACTCCAATAAGTCACGTAGGTCTTTCATTACATTGACTAAGTCCTCGTTTGAATTCGTACCAGCTGATTTTTGCAATGTTTCTCCTAATCCTTTTTGCCAACCGCCTACCTTACGATGTCTTTCTAAGACTAAAGCAACTGGCTCATTTGCCTCTGGTATATCGTAATCTGAGAACTCTTTGTTTAGCATATTACTAGCGAGATTACGCACATCTTGGAAAGTCAAACCACCCTTATCAGAAAGAACCTCAATGGTTTTAACCATATCCTCAGTGTTACTAATCTCTGATTTACGTAGGTTCACATATACGTGTTTTAATCCATATGGAAGCAGCAGGACATTATTGATAATGAACTCCAAATTGTTTCGCTCTGGCTCAAATACCTGTTCCTCTGTAATCTCACGTACTGACTCAGCAGTTGCTCTGTTAAAGTCACGAATATAACCTACATACACATCAGGAAGTCGGAATGCAGATTGCACCTTTTGGCGTGACTTCTCGTCATATTCAAGAAATAGAGCATCATTTTGTAGTATGTCCGCTAAAGATTTTAACTCGATATCGACTTTAGGTGGTGCATCTCCTACAACACCTTCTTCTGCTGGCTCTACTTGTAACAAGAGATATTTATGTTGATTATCCTCCCCTTCAACATTTGAAACATAATCAGTTATCGCTGCTTCACTTTCTTCTGATAAAATCCCGTTCTTTAATAAGATAGCCATTGGAATATGACGACCTTGTTTGAAATAACGAAGATTTAATTCTTCTGCCTTCCTAGCACCGACCATATGAACTACATGCGACACCCAACGAGGAATGCCGTATGGCCCGTTACCAATCTTCAAGTGGATGACTTCAGTAGCATTTTTATCTCTTAAAGAAATATCAGAAAACTCACCGGTTTCTTTATCTAAGAAGCGCGGATCACCAAACTCTTTAAAATAAGTATCTACTGCTCCAACTCGTTGTACATAGCGACGGAATACCTTCTTACGTTTAATTTCTTTTCCATTCACTAAGTACGTTACGTCTTGAGGTTTATTATCCTTGCGCGTCACTCGCATGTACTGCGGTAACATATTTATTAATTCAGCAGGTTTTCCCTCTAAATTGCGAATCACCTCAATATAACCATTACCTGTCGTCTCTTTATCATCAATACTAGTTTCAAGAATCTCTTTGAACGGCTTGTCGAAACTAAATAAAGGAATGATTTCTGTATCAACTAGAGTCCACTCTGCCTTCATTTCAGATGTTTCTTTGTCATCTTCTTTTTTATACTTCATTTCATGACCAAACCCAGCTATATTGCGTTTGTATGCATCAATACATTGACCAAGAATCGTACTATTTTCTTTAATCTGCTGTAGGTCTTCAATTCTATAAGGTGGTTCGATAATATCATTAACTGCGTTCTTCTCGTTCTCGCTCTCTTGCTGACGGGATAGTACTTGAGTGCTTGTTCCTGCTGCTTTAATTACCTTTGCACTAACTTTCCTTTTATTTGTCATTAAACTGCTTCACCTCTTTTCTTTTTCTTCTTTTTACGTAATCCAAATATGATTGTGTTAATAAAGTATCTTGTTTCATCCATGTGGTGGTCATTCTCTTTAAGCGGCTTATCTTCACCACGTTGTATTGCTTTTTCATCCCATATATAAGAAGCAAACTCTTTAAATGTCTCAACACAACAATCGTTAAAGTATGCTCTGCCAGTATTAAGAGCTATACCGACGTTACCAATACCTTCTTTCACGTTGTTACGCGCCTTATATACTTTCCTCTTATTACGCATCAATACAGCAATAAATGAAGCAGCAGAAGGGTCAATTACAGTTCCCTTAATTGGCAAATCACCAACGAATTCCTCATAGTCTTCGTAATACTCTTGGTCTGTTTTCTGCTTCTCTGTATCACGTCCGCTATAATGATACTCTTTGATTTTGTACCACACTTCTTTGTCGCCTTCTTCAATACATTTACCCCATAATCCATACGCCATAGCATTCTGTGTACCGTAGTCACAGGACACATAGTACTCGACATATTTACGATCAACAGACTCGACTTTGTGCGTTTTCTCATCAAACATATCAAATATAAGTCCAGAAGCAGCTGCCCACTCACCTTTGATATATCTGCGATAGAAAACACCACTATACATGCGGTGATATCTTCTTTTTGTCTTCTCGTCTAAGGACAAGTTGTCATCCATAGAGAATTTAAGGTGTAGTAGATTTTTCCCTTTCTTCTGGTCTAGCCACTTCTCTTTAAACCAGTGATACGGTCCTGCTGGGTTACAGTTAAACCACATTTTTGAACCAGTAACGGATAAACGGCCTGTCGCCTGATTGACAAAACTTTGCACCATAAGTGCTACTTCATCAAAGAACATTCCTGCTGCAGTTATACCCTGAATCAAATCTTGAGAACTTTCATCTTTACCACCAAAAATATAAAAGAAGTTTGTCACACCGTCTTTAGTAATAGTAAGCATATTCTCACTGCGGTGATCTTTAACCTTATATCCACGAGACTTCAGCATCTTTTTAAGTGGTGTTATAACATTACGACGGTGCGAACCAATCGTTTTACCACACATACCGAAGTTCTCGCCTTCGAATGACTCCATTGCCCACATAACATAGGAAAGAGCCATTGATACAGTCTTACCTGCACGAATGGAACCATCGCAAATAATCCCGTCATAATCTTTAACGGGACTGTTAGGCTTCCACCAGGTTAATACCTTCATCTGCTTCTTGGAAAACGGCTTGAATTTGAATGGAGCAGGTTTCTTTTTACGCTTCGGAATCGTCGTCATGGTCATCCCACACTTCCTCTACCTTGCCTTCTAGCGCTTCCTTGAAACCATCGTCCTCGTATTCTTCACCATCTTCGCCTCTAACACGAGCAGTATCAGCTTTAATCTTATCAACTTGAGCTTTCTGCACTTCCATCTGCATTTTATGGCGTTCCTCTTCAATTTGCTTCTTGAAATTATCCGGAACTAAGTCGAAGTACTGCGATAATTTATCCAATGCTTTCATTTTGTCAGCAAGCTTAACTGATACACCGTCTTTTCCTTGTTTAACTTCGGTAATAATGGATCCATCTACCAAATCTGCCTCTTGTAAATCGACGAAGTTCATCATTCTAGTGAATTGATTTCCTTCATCATCTTGAAACTCAACTTCCCTTTGCCCAAAAGTCACATAGTTAGTAATATCAGCAAAAGCAATCTTAATGTACTCTTTTAGTACATCCATCGCTTCTACAAATACATTCTCGACTAACTCACCTTTAAGCTCTTTTATATAGGAAGAAACTCGTTCGCGCCTTAACAATCGACTTGCCTGCACATGAGCGCCATCTTTGGAGTAACCAGCCTTAAGTGCAGCTTGTGTTCCGTTGAAATATTTAACATAATACAAACAAAAGAGCCGTTCCTTTTCGGTCAACTCTTCATCTTCTAAAATCTCTTTTAGTTTTTCTTTCGTTTTGGGATTTTTAACATTAGTAACGCTCCTTTTCGCAATAGTAACGTTACCATTCATTTGCTCATCCCATTTATCTTGCGATTTCCACTTTCTGATTTGCGAAGGCTTAAGGTTTAACTCTGCTGCAATATCAATAAGTGGTTTATCACCTTTACTTACTTTGTATATTTCAAATGCTTTATCACGATCTGGGCTTCGTTGCCTAGCCATATTCACCACCTCGCGGTAATCCCTAATTTAGTATTGAAATTCTCTGAAACTCATTGTATTATATTTTTGTGTTTTTCTCTTTCCTAAGCTGAGAAAACATCATCACTTCTGAAAAGGACCCGAACTCCAACGGGTTCTTTTTTGTAAAATAAAAAAACAGCGGATTCGCTACTGTAATTGTTCTACTATCTCATTAAATAACTGTTGTCCTTTTTCTGGATATCTATTTAACCCACCATCAGCAAAGTATTCACCTTCACTATTTATCATTTCAACTAGCACTTCACCTTTTTCCCACACTTGCAAAGAGAATGCTACACATGATTCAAATTCTTTTAACGCTTCTTCTCTGTCTGCAGTAGCTAACATAATATCCGTATCAGCATGGTCCCACATCATAACTGTATAGATCAGCACGAAATCACCTCAAAAGAATCATATTTTTAAAAATCCATAACGAAAACTAATTTATGCAGGGAAATTTATAGATATTCAAAATGACTACCTATAACTTATCTTATGTAAACAAGGTTTTTGGGAAATATGCCGTCATATCAACGTTTGTGGCACTTTTGAAAATTACCATTATAAATTCTTTTATGCATCGTTGATTTTACGCTATTTTCAGCACCTAATCACCGTTATTTCCTGCATAAACTTCACTTTGTTAACTATCTATATTTTTGTGCAGTTTTATATTCTTTAACTAAAACATCTCTTGGATGCAAATTAGATTTTTCAGGACCGACAATACCTTCTTCTTCTAAACGATCTACTATCGTAACCCCTGCAGTGTAACCAATTCGAAATCTACGTTGAATGAAAGAAACAGATACTTTTTGATGTTCAATGACAAATTGTTTAGCGTGCTCATACACTCTTTCTACGACTTCTTTGGTCTTACTATCTAACATGTTTCTCCCTCCTCTATTTTCGTTGTGTTCGTTTGTTTTGTCAGCCCCATATCAACCAACCTGTTCCCAATCCAATTAAGAAAGGAATACATGACATCTTCAGTACATACCACTTATATTCCCAAAAGAATTCTAATACGTCTTTAAAAGTAGTTGGCCCCCACATTATTCTTCATCCCATGTATCTACTCGACTTCGTTCATAAGACCAAATCCCATTCTCTTGTAGTGAAGTAAGATTGATTTCAACAGGAACATATTTAATCGATAGTTCTTCATCAATAATCTGTTGAGCTAGTTCTTCTGTCGGAAGAAAACACGTTTCTTTTAAAAATAACGTCTCCTCTTGCATTGATAAATCATAAAATGAATCTTCTTCAAATTGATAAGCTATAGCGTAAAACTTCATTTCCCTCACCCCTTATCATCCCTTAACGCCTTCAACTGTTCCATTTCATTCCTGACTGACTTATCGATATCTAAAGCTCCAACACACTTATTATCATCAAATATATACAATCCTGAACGAGTCATCATTACTCCCTGTTTATCTGATGTCATCCCTTTATGATGCCCATCCTCATAACCACGAGCGTGTCCTACCTTATGACCTTGATCGTAACCTTTGTCCCATGCTTCCGTTATCAACTTATTCAGTTGTTTGTCAGTTAACAAGTTAAGCCCTAGCGCTTTCATTCCCCTCACCCCTCTTCAATCTCATCCATCAAACTGACAATTTCATTCAAGTCTATCTCTAATGCTTCCATTACAGTAATTAAAGGGATATCAGCAACATCATCTACTCGCTTAGAAGCAATCTGATAGATGTCTTTTACCCCCATATAAGCCACCCTGTACCTAATCCGATTAAGAAGATAACAAATCCAATCCCAATAATTTTCAGTAAAGCTTTCAAAACGATTTCACCCAATCCATTCATCATATCCCCTCACCCCTTATCTTTCCTTAACAACAATCAATCCCAAAAACGTTCTGCTGCTTTCTTACCTAAATAAGCGAATAAACCTTTCACAATAACAGCTAATAGCCATACAACCGAACTTACAGTAAACACCGTCATATAACTAACATCCAATTTAAATACAAAACTCATAATCCAAGCTATCCCTAACCAAACAGCTGACCACACTCCGAAAGACAATGCCAATATTGCTAAAACTAACGGAATTACAAATTTCAACTCTTTAAACATTCCCTCATCTCCTCCTTAGCAGCAAACAAGACTCCCACCAGATCACGGCAGCGCCTACGATAATTGCTATTGTTTTAATCATTCACTGATTACCATTTTAAACGTAACTTCTATTTCATTACCTAATGCCGGTTTGCTCACATCTAATATTTTAAAACCAGTATTCAATAATGTATTTTTACATTCCATAAACGTCGCTTGTTCTATGTTATCTGTTGGATCATAAGTAATAGTTGTTATCGTTTTTACTTCCATCATTCATCCTCCTAACCAAATGTCCATTTTGTTCAGTTTTATATGCGGGTAAGGATTTGCACCTTACATGACAATGATTTTAGTGTCAGTTTATTAAACCTGTTAACAAGGTTCATTGCCAGAGCGATGACACCGCGCTCCACACTGTTACATGTGTTCGTCTACCTATTCCACCACCGCATTATTGTTTAATGTGTAATTTCTATATAACAAATAAAAAAGCACCCGTTATGGATGCTTGATTATATTTATCGTGCTTTAAATGAATCCCCATCTATGTGTTTGCCATCTTTCCATGAACTAATAACATACCAATAATGATTAGGTTCTTTCATTTCTTCGATTATAAATTTTGCAATTATTTCTATATCACTTGATACACATAAGTCATCACGATCTGGTGGTTCGTCATAACCCAGAACATAACAATCGCCTTTTCTTAATGATATACGTCTATTTTTAAATGTGATTTCAGTGTAGTATTCATCAATTTCAATTTCATATTCTTTTTCCAAGACATCCACCTCCTACATTCATTATACATAACAAAAAGCCATCACCGAAGTGACAGCTTTCAAGAGGATGGGAGAAAAGAGAGAAAACAAATGGCAATAAGTATCTCTTCATTTAAGGATGAGTACTCTCAACCTTCTCCAAGCCACCGCATCATGTAATTTTTTAGCTCTTATTAGCTACGCGCTTTACGTTCGGTGGCTGGGAGAAGACTAAGAATCTTCTCGTTTATACTCCGTGGAGTCGGTCAATACTTCAGCCGTCGCATAGCCTTCGCTGACCTATAGTCTTTACACAATGTGATTATATCCAAGACGTATATGTTCCTTCCGACGCCTTGTTTGAACTAACGTATTTTCAAGGAGATGGAGAGGAGGCTCCACTACGTTAGTTCAAACAAAGAGTGGAGAGCTCTTTGCTTTCTACATCAATAAAGATCGTGAGTAATTACTGATGTACTTGGTAAAACAATGTTGCTCTAAAAATTTAATGCAAGCGTCACTCAATCATGAGCAACCACCCCCATTTCCATTTTCAAGAACGACATTAACAAAGAATAGAGAATTATTATATTCACTATCAACCCAGAGGACATGGCGGTCTCTGAGCTGACCACTAAACATAATAGAAACAGCATGACGAATGCGAGTCATCTCACACCCGCCACACTGGAATATGTCATTATAAGTACTTCATTGGTCTTCTCGTCTTAACGCGGGTTCTTACCGCCTTGCCCGCCCTACTATGCGGTATACGTTACCGTGACATTCTCGCATCAGAACATTCACTAATAGGAGTGTTAATCCTCTTCGATATGCGGTTGTCAAAGGTCTGTTTGAAGCTCTTTAATGAGCTTGTAAGATAATAATAATTTGAAATACGCATTTGCTTATCCGCTCCTTTATCGTGAATTTATCCGCATTTTATCCGTGTTTTTTATGGAGTCTATTATCTTTTTGGAGTCATAAATAAATGATTCCATTTTCTTCTTATTAAATTGATACAACCTACCACTTTCTTTTGATGGTCTTTCGATTCTCAATTTGTATTCTGAAATATCTAGGTATCCGTTGTTGTCAAGAGGTCTATCGTAATACTCATAATAATCTGCTCCTAAACTGTCACATTCTTTTGGGTTCAAATTACTCCAAGATTTATTTGAAATAAACTCAATGTACTCTAATAACTCCATAAAACCTGTTCGATTAAAATCAAATGTAAAGTGGTGCTTATCATTCGTTTTGCTTTGCTCCATTTCTAAGATAACTGCTGACTTTCTACTCTTAATGATTAACTCCAACCCGTTTTCACTAGTAAATGTTCTGCTCTCCATTATTTCATCCCCCTTTATATAATCCGTAACGCTGTAGCAATCGCCATAATTGCATTTTTCTTCTGTGCATAGTACCAATTGTTTTCAAGAAACATTTGAGCTTTTACATTCTTATCACTTGTCATTCCGTTTCTAAGATACTTCCGCTCGATGATCTCTCTTTGCTCTGGATCTAAAGCATGTTCCAATGCTCGTTTAATCTGAATGTATTTGTAATCATTGATTTTCTTAGTGTCACGTAATTCAGGAAACAAGGAGATATTTTGATCTGAGCATTCTTCCTGGTTCTGCATACGAACCTTTAAAACTCTGTAACTGAATAACTCCTTTGCTACTTCTTTTTGTATTAATTTGTACTCCTCATTCGTGATTTCTGGAAAGAATGCTAATTGCTCCATCTGTAATCCCCCTATTTCTGAATTTGTCTTTTTAACATCACATAAGGTACGTGAAATTTTACTATCTCTTTGTTGAATAAGGGAAACATGCATAGCGAGTAGCCCCCACCATCCACTCTGCATGGTTCCGTTATCCATTAAGCCTTTAATAATTTACGCGTCTTGTTGGCCATCTTCTCTTTTGCTGCTTCAATGTTATTTGCTACCTTCTTATGGTCCTGATCAAACTGAATCATTCCATCAAACACAACTGGTGCTACTGCATCATCAATGTATTGTAAATAATCAACTGGAGCTCGTTCTGTCTGCTCTACTAAATACCCGTAAATATCAAAGTCTGCTCTTGATATAGACTTCTTGCCATTAGGTTGATGAGACATCCTTACGTAAGATTGAATGACTGATGCAGGTACAAGGAATACCGTTTGATCCTTACTGAACTCTATAAGGAAGAAACAAATCGCTCCCATCTTCTCTGCTTTCTCCAGGTAATCTAATTGATGTTGTGCAATGTTACTTAAGTCAAATCGTGTAAGGCTCTGCGTTGACTTCGCTTCAAATGCTACTGCTCGCCCCTTATACACACCATCATAGTCTACTGTACTTTTAGCTTCATAGAATCCATTTAATACTCGTCCACCTGTACTTTTTAATACCTTCACAGGAGTCGCACGCTTGTTTATAAGCGCCACTCCCTCCCTTTGATACATTTCATTCGATAAATTAATAAGCTTCTCAAATGCCATACCACGGTTTCCTAGTCCCATTAATACCACTCGCTTTCTACTGTATTAATAATTCCATTTAATTTATTTAATTTACATTCTCCGCATAAGTACGAATCTAAAATTGAACGGTACCTCATTTTCCTTTTAATATATACTTTACGGTTACACATGCAGCACTTTTTCGCTTTTGTAATTCTCCATCTTTGTTTTTTCATCTTTAACACTCACTTTCTATTAAAAGGATTATTTTGTTCAGTTTTAATGACCCCAATGGTCTACCGTTTCGCGCGATGAAGTCCACGACGCATTATGTAATGTATGAATCGTTACTTTTACTGGAATAAATTCATCAGATCCGTTGTTTTCATCAATATATTTCTGTGCCGTTTCCTCAGTTGGTAAAAAGCATGTTGATGTATATCCGTACGTTATATCTTCTTTTGCAAAATCATAATAAACATCTTCCTGGTATAAATACGCCAATACCCAAAACTCCATTTATCTTCATCCTTCCTATTTGAAATACGGATAACTTTCAACTGTATACCACCAGTAATCATTTTCTGGTAATGCGATTAACTCTTTTCCTTTCTCGATCGCTTCCTCTTCATTTACGAACACACCATATATCCCGCTCTCATTTTCATGTTCGAGTAACTCAAGAACGAATAATCTATTCATTTCTCTCTCTCCCCTGAATAAAACTCAATATTCCGTCAATACTGTAGACAACCCATTTCTTAACCTGAGCAGTTAGCCTTTGCTAGCTGCTCTTTTATCTGTCGAATAAACTTCTAATAATAAAGTAGGGCCAAAATAGTATAATTGGGATTGCGAAATGTAGTATTAACCCGCCCCAAGAAGAAGTAGTTACTGACCAAACTAATAATCCTATCCCGATTACCAAATAAATAAGTACGCCAATTGTTATCCAAGTTAACATGCTTTTTCACCACACTTTTCTACAAAATGAAATTTTTATACTAATCTCTTTGCTATTTCATAAATGACTGGTACAGTCACTGAATTTCCTGCTTGTTTAAACAGCTGCACATCACTGTTTACTTCTCTCGCTTTATCAAACGCCCAATCAGGGAATCCCTGTATACGAAACGCTTCCCTTGGTGTAATTTGCCGCCATCTCCCTTTATCTAGAACAGCTTGTGAACATTGAGTATCTATCGTTTGAAAATATCCTCTTCCTACCCGGCCGCGCCTTGTGTTTGATCCAGGGAAAGCGAAATTAATCACATCATTTTCTCCAGCATAATCATAGCCTTGAACCGTATTATTTATTATTTTAAATCCTTCTGTTCTTGGTAACGGAGTTGCTGCAATAGTTCTTCTGATAGGAAATACTTCTCGTCTGCTGTGTCCTCTAAGATGTCCGATAATAAATACTCGATCTCTGCTTTGGGGAACTCCGAACTCTCTAGAATTGAGTAATTCCCATTCACAGTCATACCCGATTTCGCCCAATTCAATTTGGGCTTTGAGAAAGTCCCATCCTCCGTTAACTGAGAGAAAATTTTTAACGTTTTCAATGAATAATTTTTTAGGTAATCTTTCGGGACTCCATTCTTTTGTTTGGCGTAATAATTTAGTAACTGCAAAGAATAGAGAGGATCTTTTCCCATCAAATCCTTGTGTTTTTCCTCCAATTGAGATATCTTGACACGGGAATCCGAAAGTCCAACAGTCGGATTTAGGAATGTTTCTATAGTCAATTGTTGAAATGTCATTCCATGTCCACTCCTCTCCAGTATCATGAATTGCTTCATAACTTTTTCTAGCAAACTTGTCCCATTCTACATATCCAAGACATCTATGTCCTGCTTGTTCCATACCTAACCTAAAACCACCCAATCCTGCAAATAAGTCTATAAAAGTAAGACTCATATCACCACCTCGCTTTCTACTAAAATGAAGTTTTTATATTAATTCCTTTCGTCCCTCATAATCCAATTCAATCTCATAATCACCTGGTCCAAAATTACTATTTGATTATTAACACCATCACGATATTCCTCGCTATGAATTCTCGAAAAACCATATTGGATCCGTTTTAAACCTGATTTTCTTCGCTCTAAACTAGTAATAAGCTGTTCAATTTCTCCAGATTTCAAACCGCACATCCTTTTCTATTAAAATAACGCTTTTGTTTAGTTTTGTTTCTTACCACAATTACAGCAATAAATAGATTTATAATCTTGCGCTAAACTATATCCACGTTTGCACTTTGATTGGCAACATGAGGATATTGGCAAGTCTTCATGTGTCCCTTTCTTTGTCGGCATATTACTTTCATCCCATTTCTGTACAAAATTCAAATTTGGTCTTATTTAATATCCACACGTTTCTTACTGTCTTCCTCACTAAATCCGTTCGGGAATCGCTTCTTTAACTTATGAATGTTCTTCTCTGCGATCTCATTTAAATCAAGATGGTGCGTTTCCGCTAACGCTGCTAGGTACCAAAGCACATCACCTAATTCCTTTTCTACTTCGTCTTCATTTAAATTGTGGCCGTGATATACCGCCTTCTTGATATGGTCCGTAACTTCACCAGCTTCTCCGCATAATCCCATAGCATAGTTTGTAGCGTTCTCCTCATATGTTCTTCCTGCTGCAAATGTTCTTGTAACTGCTGTTTGATATTCTTTAAAATTCATTCTTCAATTCCTCCTACTCTGATTTTGAAATAAAATGGGCCTGCACTAGCTTCCATATATGTCTTCTTAAAATCGATTGAAATACCTAATCGCCACTCATAATGTCTGAATCCTAAACTAAACCCTATTCCCATTCCCTTGCCCCTTCCATCTCACAACTAAAGTTTGCAATCTATCTCTTTCCTCCGTATGGTGCTTGTAATGCGACTTCGCTATTTGTAATTGAGCTTCTAAATTATTAACCTCGCAAAACCATTTACTAGCTTGTCCCTGTTCATGACTCAGCGCTTGTTCATACAGTTCGATATGTTCAACCTTCATCCCAACACCCCTTTACAGTCCTAATTCTGCTGCAAACTCTCCAAACTCAAATCCAACCAATTCCTTCCCGCTCGGAAACACTGTAACCGGCACACTCATGTAGTTCTTATCTGCTAACCACTCTACATACTCTTTGTTTTCTTCAATATTGCGAGTTTCGTATTCTACTTCTGCAGCATTTAGCGCCCATTTAACTTCTTCACAGTTCTTACAATTATTCTTTGTGTAAACAACGATCTTATTTGCCATTCTCTTCATTCTCCTTTGCTTCCGCTAATAATTGAGTCACTTCAAACGCCCCATGCTCTGTATATTTCATTGTTCTTCCTCCTTGAATTTAGATAAGATAGTTGTTAATGCTATTGCCGTTCCTTCATTTGCAATCCATTGTCCTTTATAAAAACCAGATAACCCTAAATCCTCGTTATCATAAGCTGTATCAGCTTTCTTTCTGTTCTCCACCGCTGATTGTTGCAATTGTTCGATATACTCTTCAATCGCTTTTCTCATTTGCTCTCGCCTCCGTCTAACAAATTTTTATTTTCGTATACGTTTCCGACGACTTCACATTCTTCTAATATCCAATCAAGATCTTCCTCAATCGCACTATCACCTAAATAGAAAGAAGCATTCTTATAAGTGACATCCCAATAGCAATACGTTGTTGAATGATTTTCTGGTGTTTCATACAGTGTAGGCCCTTTTAAAATGTCACCTTCATAAATCTCCTTACCATTCTTATCTTTTAATCCTGTGTACTGAAGTAGCTCTACATCTTTTAAATCAGCTTCAAATGCTTTGTAGCAAATACCGTCTTGAATAATTGCTAGCTGTACTTTCTTGCTAGGGAAATCGATATAACCAACCCTGTACATTTCTTTATTTACTTTGTCCCATGCTCTAAACTTTATCTCGTTTCTCATTCTCTCCATCTCCCTTTAACAGCCCCGCCAGTTCCTCGCAACTCCCTTCAAATAAGTCGCGCCCATCCGGTAGCTTGAATATATTCTTCTGAATCAATCGTTCTATTAAAATATCTTGCCTATCCATGTTGCCTCCTAGCTGATTTGTTTCTTTTTCGTGCTCCCACGCTTGTCCTTCGGCTTTGTTGCCGCTACATATTGAGTCATCCCTCTTTCTACCCTTTTACGGTAGAGATTTTCACTTATGCCGTTTTCTAATGCTATCTTTAGAAACACTTCATGTTTTTTCAACTTCGTTGCTGCTTCGATTTCTGACATTCCGCCCCTAATCCTTCTGTAATAAGTGGAAGCGCTGATTCCGTTCTGTTCAGCGAGGAATACCAAAGTCCTATTATTCTCTTTTCCTTTTTTGTTTTGGAGTGGATCTGTTATAGCGCGTTCTATGCTCCAATGGTAGCCATATACCCTTTGGTTCACGTTAGTTCTTGATATCCCGTTACGCGCTGCAATCTCGTAATCTTTATCCGTCGGCACCGCTTTGTACTTCATTTCCCTGTCACCTTCTTTTTTCTTGCTGGTTTTGTAGCTGCTTTATAATGTCCCCAACCGCTTTTTATCCTGCTATGAAAAGTGTCTGTACTTATGCCGTTCTTCCTGACCAATTGAAGCCATTTATGATTTTTCCCTTCATAATCATGTCTAACCGTTCCTGGCGGAGCTGTTAAAGCTTCTTCTAGTTCCCATTTATCCGTTTTGTAGAGGCGATAGTATAATGTTTTTTCACATATCCCGTTAGCTGCTGCTCTTGCTCGTTCTTCATCAGTTAACCAACGATCTAAAGCCATTCCTTCTCCCTCCTAATCTAGCTCCATAATCTCAGCTAATGTTCTGTCCGATATATAAGTATCAATAATTTGAATCCGTCCATATTTATCTTTAGCCATTCCCACGGCTTCGCTCTCTGACTTCGCTTCAAACCATCTAAGTTTCCATTTGTCATCCTTATCGTAAAACTCAACCGAATACGTTATGACGCTTGGCTTTGCTAGGAATCGTTCCGCCGTACTCTTTGCCGAGTAGTCAAAACTACCTACAACATCCTCCAATGTTAGTTGTTTCATGCTCCTAACCCCATTGAGCGCTTATTAATTCTTTTCTTATCGCCCTGATCCATAATAAGAACCGCTATTTCTAATTCGTGTCTTCCCAAAGTTTCGGCAATTTCCGCTAAAGTTTTGTTGTCTCGCCATAATTCTTTTACACGAGTCACTTCGCTTTCATCGAATAAAAGATCATACTTCTCAAGAGGTATATACAAATTGCGTCGTTCCTTTGTCATATACTTTTTCGTTTGTTGTGCTATTGTGTAATTTTCAAGCTGTTCGGCTGTCTCGAATTTCCCCATCCCATTTCCCCTCCATTTGTAATTGATGAATTGCTCTTAGTCGCGCCATAACAGCATGACGCTTTCTATCCACTTCCTCAGGTGTTTCGTTCGCCGCTTCGCAAATACATGGCCCAAATTGATACATACCCGTTCCAATGTCGTTCTGAATTACTCCCGTTCCGTTACATGCACACATCTTAATTCCCCCTTTTAATAAATCCCCTGTTTATAATTTGATACCGCCTTGTTTACTTTTCTTGTCGTACTAGCCTCTTTATAAAATGTCATTTCCTTATATTGACGAGGGTTTGGATTATCTGGTTCTGAATCCTGACAACCTTCACGATTTAATTGATGTTGAAACCTTTCTTCAGGGCACCATTTCAATCCGCCCCACGATACCCATTCACTATCCGAAACAGTTACTTTTTCCACGCCATCAAGTTTACCTTCTTGTTTTAATAACCATAAATACTCATCAAATTGCATTTCCCAAGGTTTATATGAATTACCGAACATCTTTACATGACCCTCTGAAAATTGAACTCGTACGATTTTATCCCCTTGCTTTCTTGCCATTTCTTATTCCCCCTTAGAATGGTAGTGCTTTCCTTCTATAATCCTTTGTATCTTTGAAAACAAGCGCTTTAAAATTATTGAAAATACGTGATACAATTCGCTCATCATATGCGCCCTCTAGACGTTCCCCTGTGAGGTTTGTCGTGAAGATAGTAGATTTGCCTTGGCGACCGTCGAATACATCGAATAACACCCTATTAATGAAGTTTGTCGCTTTTGTATTGGCATCCAATGCGCCTAACTCTGCTCCCAAATCATCGACTATTAATACTTCCGCTCTCACTAAGCTTCGAATGATTGAATCCTCAGTTAGTGTTGAATCTTTACTGAATGTACTTTTAATCTTCCGTAGTAATTCGCCGACTGTAACGAAGACAACTGACTTCCCTGCTCCTGCAAGTTGATCTGCGATAGCGTAAGCGAGATGCGTTTTTCCTGCCCCGCAATTCCCAGCCATAATCGTGTTAAACACCTTCTCATTGAGATAATCCGTCGTAATGACCTTTGCGAGTTCAAGGTTCTTCGCTCCTTCCTCGCTAGTAGGTTTGTAATTATCAAAATTAGCTTTCTTAATGTTGCTATCGGCAATCATGCTTTGTTGATGGAACATGAACTTCTTCTCATTTGCTTTATCTGCATCGTATTTCGCTTGTTCTTGTTGTTGAAGCTTATTACTTTCGTTTTCAAGGTAGCATCGAGGGCAAACAACTTGTCCACCGAACTTCATCTTGTTCATACCGTGCATATCGCACACATCAGAATCCATAGTCATATTCACCTTTTTGGCTATATCGATTGGTATTGCTGTTGCCGCTCTCTGCATTGTTCTTCGCTCCTTTATTTCGTTGGTATTCAGTTTCTAAAGCTTCCACATCATCTAAAGTCTTAATGTTTTTGTTAGCCCACTGTTTTAAAATTCCTTCAGCGTAATTCCATTTCTTCTGTTGCTTTAATGCACGTTCCATTGCTGCTATAACAAGTTCTTCGCTTGTATCTTTAATCCACTGATCTATGCCATCTGCCATGAATGGATTTAAAACTCCAATGTTACTTTCATAGAATGAGAAGGGGTTCTTACTACTACTACTTATTGTTAAATTAGTATTGTTAAGATTAGTATTGTTAGGGTTCACCTGGTGAACAAGGGCTTGTTCATCTCCTGAACCACCCTTGTTCACCTCCTGAACTACCTTGTTCACTGGTTGAACAAGGGTACTAATATCATTGACATAATAAATGTTTGAAGCGTGCCCTCCGTCTTCGCCATTTCTCTTTTCTTTGAATACATATCCGCATTCAATGAGTAAATTTAGAGATTTGATAATTGTATTTTTAGACATTCCTACTTTCTTTCCGATTGTTGATAAAGAAGGGAAGCAACTACCCGTTTCTTGATTTAGATGTCTACATAGGACCATATATACTGCCATTTCTTTATGAGTTAGTCTTGCATCATCTACAATCTCGTTATCTATCATGAAAAATCCGCGTCTTCTTCTATCGATTAATGTCATTTAGTTCACCTTCTTCATCCAACATTCGTAACTTGCACGATCTTCCATGCCTGTAAATCGAATTTTGTCCTTTCCTTTAAATGTCCCATCGTTATAAAATGTCTTTTCCGCTCTATAAACCTTTTTAATTGGAGTAATATAGTCATAACCTCGTTTTTCTAAATCACGAACTGCTTTTAACATTTCTTTCATTGATCCGCGTCTTACAGGTACCTTGAACATCAATCTTCACACCTTTCGCATTTTGCTATACCGTCATTTACTACCAAAATCTTATATCCGGGATAACGCTTTGGTATGCGATCGATATACCTGCAAGCGTTTCTCATAATTTCTTGTTCGTTTTTTGCGTCCTTATAAACCCATGCTGGAAGGACGACATTAGATGTTGTTTGTTGATTCAGCATGGGCCATCACCTCCTTAACCTGCTTGGCTATACTGCTTTTCCCATCCTATTAGCACTTCGATTGCTTTCGATGCTATTTGTGAGCTAATCTCGTTTAGGTTGTCAGTTCCGATGTTGCCTTTCAATGTATCTTCAATGGTATGTTTATCAGTCTTTGATATAGCTGAAATATGCGCTATTTTCGCGTGTATCATCTTCATTTGTTTCTCAGATGCTTTTCCATTACCACTGCTACCTTGTGGCTTACTTGGAGCTTGTCCACTGTTGCCTTTAGGTTTGGGTTTGTCCTTGCCATAAGTAGCGCCATTTCCATCATCATCTTCACCTGTGTTTAAGCTAAGGAACGCTGCTAGCGAATATCGTCTAGCGTATGTGATACAACTTCCTACTGCTTGCGGATCGTTCTTCACCGGCTTCATTGTTAGTTCATCACTTTCTAACCATTCACCACTCTCGTGTAAGAGTAATGTTTTTAACGTTACGTTTTGACCGTCTCCACTTGGTATCTGCATGATGCTTAATCCATGTTTAGAAAGGATTGGTCTAATTTCATCTATAATCGTGTCTAGCGTTGCGTAATTGTTCTTAAAGAAAGGATTGTCTGCGTCCTTTGCGATTTTGTTAACTTCTGAATTGAATTTCACTAATGCCTTGGCTAATTCAGTGATTGTTTCGCTTTTATTCACTGATATCAGCTCCTTCCGTCATTATTTCTAATGTTGAAACTGTTTCTTCTATATCAGAGATTGTTATTTTCACATCGACAATTGATTCGTGAAGTAAAATCTCATGTTCTTTCAAATTCCTTAACTTAAACTCGTAATCACTTAATTTCTTTTTTTCTACTTTTAGCGACTTCTTCAACTCATCTATCGCGCGCTTCAAAACGGAATCACCTCTTCTTGTTGACTAACATCATAAACTTCCATAAGTGCTTGTAATCCGTATTCATAAGCCACAACCATCGATGCAGCGTTAGGTTCCTTACTTTGCTTATATCGTTCCACTAAACTCATTAGAATTTGAATTTCAGCTTCAATTTTGTTTTGTAGGCCCATCTTATTCACCTGCTACTTTCTCTGTAGAATGAGACTTTACATATTGAGTAATGCATTCTGTATCTGCGTGTAAGTAATCTCCACCGAAGTCTAAACAACTTTCTCCGTAGTAGATCTCCCCTTCACAACCACAACATAGTTCAATGAAGTCTCTTGCTGATGAATCGTGATGATTTCCGATTAACATTCCGTTTTCAATCATTTCCACATTCCTCCACTCAGTAGTTATTTACTTAGAAGAAACGACCGTGTTATAATAGAGGTACATAATAATTAAGTCGTTTCACGAACCATTCGATTAGGCGTAGTCGAATGGTTTTATTTTGTTTTGATGCTTCGCGCATCGGAACATCCAGGAACCTTTCATTTAGGTGGGGACCAACATTAGATTCCTGAACATTCCGACAAGCGAAGGCTTGTCCTATTAATGAGTTGTGTTCTTTTCACTTTTTGTAATCGCATCAATTACCTTGTTTAAGTCAATACCCAGTTCATTTTGAATCATTACTCTGCTTATTCTAGATATAGTTTCTTCAAACTCCTCTTCTTCCCAATCTAAGATAGTTGCAATGAGAAAGAATAATTGCGCTCTTTCTTGCGGTGTTTTTAACGTTCCTGCATAATCTTTCAATGAAACAATTAATCTTTTTAACCCCAAATTGGGTTTGCTACCATCAATTACTGTTTTTACGTCCTGCGTGATCTTATCTAAGTTTTTCATCTTCCTCTTCCCCTCTCTATTTAGCTAGAGTGATAAACTCCTTATGCATTTCCTCAACCTTATCTGCGCTGTTATGTATCCCTCTAGCTCTTAAATCCTTTATGATCCATGCGAGTTTCTTTTGTTCGTATTCATCACGTCGTTCTTTATTTGTCATCCTGCGACCACCCTGTCTTTTTGTCCCAGACATCAATTCGATGTACTAGGTATACAAATACACATATTGTCGTTGCTACGATTAACAGTGATAATGTACTCTCTTCCATCATCTACATCGCTTCCTTTCCAAGAAACTTATTAATGAAGTAAAGCTGACCTTTCCCAGTAACTTTTGTAGTGAATGATGTTACGAACTCACCTTGGCTATTTGTTCTTACATATTCTTGTGATTCAAACAGTTGTAAGTCCATTGAGTACTGTGTTGGTGTGTTGTGAAGACTCCCTCTTTTCTTGCAAAGATATCCGTTTTCTCTAAACCATTCGAAAAGCCTGTTTTGACCTGTGTCGATTCCTTTTTGTCTCATTAAGTTTGCTAACTGTTTGACGGTTATTAAGTTTGTTGATACTTGCACCGCTTCAGCAAATGTTACAAGTGGTTGTTGCTGCAAGATTGTTCGTTCAGCTTCAACTCGTTTTGCCTTTTCTTCTTTTAAGTTTGTTAGAAGACCAATCATGAAATCTGGATTTGTTACCGCTTGTTCAAGTGCTTGATCTGTCATGTATGCTCCGTGTTTTCTAATAGAAGGAAGTACTTCGCTTGTTACCCATTTTCGGAACTCTTTCGCTTTCTGAGTTTCTGCTTCGAAGATTAGTTCATATAAGTCACTTTCTGAAATGTACTTGTGTCCATGGTGGACACAAACTTGAATGTCGCATTTATCAATTACTTTAGCGATACGCTCATGTCTGAGATATTTCTTTCCAGTTGAATTTGCTTTTACATATCCAAGCGACCAAGCCGCGTTTTCTAGATTGAACATTTCCTTACCATTTAATTGAATAACTTCTAGTGCTCCAAATTCCTGATGGTTGAAAATTCGTAATTGATTCATATTCTTTCCTCCTTATTAGTTTACCTTAGGTAAACACAACTTTAAAAATTTTTGACTACCTATAGTTAACTTATTTCTAAAAGTTCATCTGTCGATACCTTGTATAACTTCGATAATCTTCCTAGTTTTTCAAGACTAGGCTGTCGATAACCAAGTTCCATTTGGCAGTAAGATCCTTTGGTGCATTCTAGGTGTTTAGCTACTTGTTCTTGACTATAACCTAGTTGCAATCGTATCTGTTTAGCCCTTTGCGTATTTAATTTCGCCATGTTAATCACCTTTATTCGTTTCGTTAATTTGATTATATAACACGGTTTACCTAAAGTAAACATATAATTTTAAAAAAATCATAAAATAAAAATAAAAGTTGTCTTTGAGTAAACTTTTCTGTTACATTTTATATGAGGGAACTACTAATAGTAGTCCAATTAAAGGGGAGTTTTAATATGATAGAAAACATTATTGGTATTCGTGTTAAAGAAATTAGGAATAGCTTAGCTATGAGTCAGCAAAGTTTCGCTGATGCTATTGAAGTGAGTAAAGGAATGGTATCCTTAATTGAATCGGGTAAGAAAAAGCCTTCTAGAGATACTGTATCTAAGATTTCAAACTTAGGTAATATATCCGCAGATTATGTAATGGGACTTTCTAATTATAAAAACCTAGATGAAAGTCAGTCATCAGAGGTTAAAACAGAATTACACGATATGATCAGTAAGATAGAAAAACTTGATGCAGATAAACAAAAACTAATATTGAACATGATTAAAGGCGCAGTAAACAGTTTAGACGATTGATGGCGATATTCAGCTGACAATCGTCTATTTTTTATTTAAACTTCCTATTGGAATTGATTCATTTGCTCCGTAATTGCATTTAACAATGCGATTGCCTCTTGGTCCCCACCCTTTGCTTTGCTAATTAACACTTCTAATTCTGTATACTTCTCCATCCTAAAACCCCCAGTTTTCATCATAGTAGTATGTGAACGTTTCACAATGTTTTCTTAAATATAGAATCCGATATTTAGGAAATATCCCTAGAAACAGCGAATGCGACTGCCTCTGTTGAGACAATCGCATTCTTAATATTTATATTACAATCCTGATAAAATGGGATATTATCCCATTCCACCTCCGGGATCGACCATCATTCTATACGTATTTTCTTGAACAACCTGTGCTGATTGTTCTTTTTGATCTTTAGCAGGAGATATGTATAGTACTCCAACTAGAGCCAATGTCGCTACAATAGCTAACACTTTTTTCATTTAGCATCACCCATATATATTATACCATTTTTATTAATATCTACCAACATTTTTCTCGGCAATTTGCTGTAAAATCTGTTCCCAGCACACTCGAAATCCACTATTGACTCTTCTATCAATTTAGAGTCTTTCAACGCATAACCCAAGATGCATTTTTTCATTGGACTTAACTTCCCATCTTCCCTTTCGCATTCCTTCAAAAGTTTAACCGCCACATCAGAATGTCCAATCAGTACTTGATAAAACGCTTCTTCACACACGTTATATATTTCGATTTCCTCTAGTCCTTTATTACAGACCAGTTTAATAAAAGCAAAAGTATTCATAACGTTTTCTTTTCTTTTCATCACTCTTTCAAAATGCGATGCGTCTAACATTTCTAGTGATTTATTGATATACCAAGAAGCTCTTTCGTAACTTTCGAAAGTATAAGACTCCGCAAGATATACTAAAGCTGATGCCCTTAAAAGCGAAAAACAATTTTTATCATCTTTCAAATTCATTATTTCATGACACAACTCCCTGGATTTCTCAACGTTATCTTGCATTAAATAAGCATAAGATAACCCTTCTTTAATTCTTCCTGAATATGCTGTTCTAATAAATTCATCTGGAATTTCTTCTACTTTGGGTTGCAATACTTCTGCGTATTCAAACAATGAATTGAATTTTTCTAAATCATACATCGTATAGAAAGTTAGTATTCCGTATAACACTTTCATTTCTTGCGTCTTAATTACTTTACTTCTCTTGCGATCTTCTAACTTCTCTAATAAGCCTTTACCACTAACGACACCCTTGTTTCGCATCCATACCAATTCGTATACGTAAGACCATTCTCTATTCATCGCCAACGAGGACGTTTTTTCTATATCTACAATTAACTTTAATAATTCCAAGTCGCCAGTTGCGTTTGCGTATTCCATTGCAATTCTCATATTTTGTTTGCTCGTTGTAACTGAACAAAACTTATGTAGCATTTCTTTCTTTTTTAAAGCGTCGTCACCATACAAGATGTTAAGTAACTTTATCATATTCCAAAAATTAAATTGGCTCTTGCCTGATAAGTTTTTGGAAAACGACCCGCCTTTGATACCTAGCTCCTTCGCAATGTCTTCTTGATTTCTTCTTTGGAAATCAATTCCGTCAATTAATTTGTTCAAAAACTTCTTTAATGCTTTCTTTTTCAATTCCTCTTGTTTTTGTTTAGGTGTCTGATCCATCAAATTTGCTCCTTCTGGAACAAAGACGCTTCGCTCTTTCCCTCAAATTTAAAATAGGAAATTCATACCATAGTAATGCTTTAGTAATATCGGCATGTTATAATGTAAGTGTTACTCGTGTAGTAACCGAAAAGAGACTTATGGCAGATGTTCCCCTTGTGAGTCGGGCGAACGGTACAAGAGTGTTCGCTGCACTACTTGTACACGCTGTGAGTCTTTTTTTCGTTCCGTTTATTTTAATGTTTTCATAATACCACATTTTTCCCAAAATTCAGTCGTGCAGTTATCAGACAATTGTTGAGAAAGTTGAGAAACCGATGTGTACCAACGTTTCTAAGCGATGTAAAAAATAAAATATGCAAATATGCATGGAACTTATAAAAGACTTCACATGCATATATTACCATAAATAACCGAACTTTTGTTCTATTTTATTTTTATTTTTAGTTGTTTAACAACTAAATTTTACTTTTAGTTAATAAAACAACTTATTGTAGTAGTATGATAGTTCAATATTTATACTTAAATTACTATGATAATCTTTGGACAAACTTTAAAACAATTAAGAAAGTCGCGTGATTTAACACAATCTGAATTGGCTGAGATTTTAAATCTTTCACAGAGCCAAATCAAAAATTGGGAAACTGGTAGATTCCAGCCAGATATTCAAACTTTAGCGAGTATCGCCTCCTTTTTCAATGTTTCTTTAGACGTCCTTGTAGGCTTCTCTAACAATTTCGAGGATGAACCAATACAACAAGTCATTTCTGAAGCTAGGTCAACGTATGGGGCGTTAGACGATTCTCAGAAAGAACGTTTTTGTAACCAGGTATTGTTGTTTATTCGAATGATTAAAGATAACCAAGAAACGTTCTGATTTGATTTCATTGTAGAAGAAAAGTTTTCCAATGAACAGTGGTAAAATTTGACATAATTTGACCAATTGTGGTAAGAGGGCATATTGCTCTCTTTTTTTATTTTCGTTCGACAAAATGTGACAAAATAGTTGTAACTGTTTTTGTTATGCTTGGTTAAGAAATCTTACATTTTAAAAGGGGATATTATATGGCTACTCCAAAATACACTAAAATTGATGAACGCTTTGGCGTTATTGAATATCCGGTTACTCTTACAGAGATGGTTGAAATCTCAAAAGAACTACCAAAAACGGAACGTAAATACTATCAGTTTGCTTTCGATGCTTTAAAGAAGGTAATGAAGGCTAAAGAAAATATTCATTACTTTGAAGTTGCTGATCCTAAGCTAACAAAAACAGGATTCATTGTTGTTGGGGAACATAACTTATACCTGGTAATGATGAAAGGCGGCTTATTTGGTGGCGCTGAAGCTGAAGTAGTGAAGTACAAGGACATTAAGGATGTTGATTTTGATATCATTCAAGGGCCGTTTGGTATCTCTCTTATGAATACAGGGATTATTTATCTTGAAATGAAGAAAATGTTCGGGACTAAGAAGCGTACAATCCGTAATATTCCTGACTACAATGTCGATGGGGTATTAAAAGCGATTCGTAATAAAATATAGATTTAAACCATATTTCTCAATGAATAAAATAACTTAACGTGGTAAAATAATATTTGGATTGGCGTCCAATACATATTATTAAAATTAAAGTGGTTCAAGTCGGAAAAAGACACCCTACTAAGGTGTCTTTTTTTTATTTTCATATTTATTGCAAATGTATTCTATAAGCTTACCAACCACAATTAAAAATATTGATAATAAAAATAATGGAGACACTAAATAAACAGCTATCATAAAACCTTCTAATCCCAATACATCCAAACCGAAACTCATATAAGCATTAAAAATATCGATAATATTTACAAGAATCAACAAAACAAGCGGTCCCCATAATGTAGCTGAAAACCATAATATACAACCTATTTGCCTAGACCAATCCTCTTTATACATGCATTAAAATCCATATGGTTTATAAATAATTATCCAATTATAATCTGTATCATCATTAGTACAATCTATAACCTCTTTTTCATTTGGGTAACAAATTATGTCTCTCTTTAACATTTCTGATTCGAATTTACTTTCTGCTTCTTCTCTCGTTTTTCCATATACCACTACTCTTGTCACAGGCATTGAAATTCCCCCTCAAACGAATTATCACTACATTATTCATTATAACGATTTAGATAAAATAAACACATGCCCATTAATTTTATTAACAAAAATAATCTCTAATTACACTCATATATACCTTAAATTTCACGTACTATATCTGATTGATAAAACCTAATTCTGCAATAAGGCATATTCTAACCATCCATCCCCTTATCCTCTAACCAAGTAAGTAGTAAATCCTATATTTATTCCTCTATCTAAGTCAGTCATTCCCCCAGGTCTTAAACAATCTCAAGTTTTTCATCTTTTCTTCGTAATTAAGCTTGACTGAAGGTCTTGAGGGTTTTTATCATGTGGGAACGATTATGGAATACGGCTGGAAGGCAGATTTATCCCCTACTTTGAATGAACAGAAAAAAGCAATCAGTCAAAATAGATGGATAAGCGTCTTGTTTTCGCCATGCGGTCACTTATAAGGTATCCGTATGTATAGACCCTGTTCACTCAGCGATCTTCACCGCATACATCCTTTTTCTATGGCTTGTCCTTGTAATATCGTCCCTACACGACAAACTGAATGTACTCCCTAGCACCGTAATGCTAACGATAACCACCCGAACCTTTTAGGGAATCGTCCCTGGGCACGTTCTCGCCCGCCCTCACCAGAAGAACAGGATTCCAATGAGGGGTGCTGTTCTTGTAGGCGTATACTCTGTACCCCCTGCACGACCAACAGCTAGCCACGCCGTAACACGTTCCCTCTATATAGAAGCACGGAATCACGGCTTATCAGTTTTTATCAACGTGGTATCAGGCAATTCCACGCGAACAAAAAACAAAAAGGCATCTCCAATTCCTAAATGGCCTGTACATTCACAAGACTTCTAGGTTTAGAGATGCCCGGTATATATCTTTTGGACTACAAAATAATCAAAACTAGTATTTACTAGTTGATATTTATCCAAACAATAGATAAAATGGGTATATCAAAGAAGCCTCGTGAAAAGGCATAGTTGTTTAAGAAAGTGATGGTACACTACTTAAACGTAAACACTGTGGGTTAATACAGTTCAGTTCTAGCCAAGTGGTGGTACACTAGCTAGAAGAGTCATTCCCGCTATCGGTTGGCGCCAATAGCATATGGGAGTGGCTTTTTGTTTTGTGTTCATATTCAATTGTTTTGCTCGATCTATTTATGTAGATTTGATTTATCAAAATATGTTTTGTTTTGTAGAATGATGCTTGTTGTGTACTACGTTACAACAAGCTTTTTTGTTTGTAAACAGCGAATTTACGCGTTTTTTGAATAATATCCCTATTTCCCTATTTCCCTTTTTCCACTTATAGATATAGGGATATTTCCCCTTTTCCCTATATCTATATTTCCCTATTTTCGTTATTTTTGCATCTACTAACATCTCTACGAAATTACATATTTATTTCTTAACTCTCTTTACTTCATACATTAACAAAATCTTTTGATACCAACGTTTTTGTTATTAATTACTAACTCTATGATTCTATTGCATATACCGTACTTCGTTGTTATAATTTCTTTAAAGATATAGAAATATCCCTATTTCTATAGTTAGAAATATCCCTAATTCCCTATTTCTATTTTTCCCTATTTCTATAAAGGGATATAGGGAAATTTCAAATAATATAACTGGAGTGTTAAAAATGGCTATTACAATTACGGTAGGTAATTACAAAGGTGGAGTCGGTAAAACCACTAACGCTGTATTGAACTCTTATGAATTTGCTAAAAAGGGCAAGCGTACATTACTTGTTGACCTTGACCCACAAAGTAACGCAACCAAGTCTTTAATGTTAACTAAATCAATCCTTAATCCTGATGAAATTGTTACTGTTGAAAAAACATTAATGAAAGGAATACAAGAAGGAAACCTAGACGGCTTAGAAGTGGAAATTATGGAGAACTTACATTTACTGCCTTCTTATGTTGATTTTCAGGACTTCGCAAAATTCCTTTATAAAAATTGTTCTTCGGAGGCTGAAGAAGATCATTACTTTAAAGGATTACTTGAAAAGATAAAGCATAAATACGACTACATATTTATCGACGTACCTCCTATGTCACTAGAAGTAACCAAAAATGCAGTTGTAGCTTCTGATTATGTTTTAATTGCTCTACAAACACAAGAACGTTCTCTTACTGGTGCCGAAAACTATATAAATGAACTTATTAAGTTAAAAGAGCAATATGATCTTGATATTGAAGTAGTTGGCGTTCTTCCTGTCCTATTAAAAAACAACGGTAAGGTTGACGAATATATCATGGAAAATGCTCGTGAAATATTTGGAGACGAAAACCTATTTAAAAACATCGTCCCTCAAATGGAACGTATTAAAAGATTTGATGTGAATGGTATTACTGAAAAAGATAGACATGATATGAATGTAATTGAACTATACGAAACAATTAGTGATGAATTATTATCTCGTATTGATATGTTTGAAAAAATGAAGGTTGGTGTGTAAAATGGCAAGAACTCCTGGTTTGTTAGGTAGAAAGAAAAGTAACTTTGAACCTACTGAGCCTTATGTACCAGAGCAAGGACAAGCTGTAGTGGAAAATAATGAAGTATCAGCTGCTCCTTCTCAACCTAAGACCGAAGAAAAACAAGTGGATCGAATAGAAAAAAGAAGCGAAACAACTGAACCGAAAAAGAAATTTAAAAATCAGCAAGGTAGCATAAAAATTTCTAACCAATCCAAAGAAGAGCTTGAAGTATTAATGAAGCTTACAAACACAAAATTCACTTATGAAATCATCGACTTACTTATAGATCGTTATGTAGAAAACGAACTAACACCTGAGCAGAAAAGGAAATTCAAACTCTTAACAGAGATTTAATAATATAGAAATATCCCTATTTAGAAATAGGGATATTTCTATATTTCCACTTTTTTTTACTAACGTATGACTTACCAAAACTTCCACCACGGCTTTTTCTTCTCCTTCGCAGCAGCAACCTCGTCGCGAAATTCCTGCATCATTCTCTTCGTTTCCTGCATCTCACGTAGTGTCTTCATAAGTGTCTCGTCTCGCACTTCCAATCGTTTTTCCACTCGCTCATTATGCGCTTCTACACTTGCTTTGATTTCCTCATTTCTTTGCTTCGCCTGCTCACTCAATCGCTTTTCCATTGCTAGCATGCTCTGATTCATTTCTTGCGCCATAACGCTGTACTGTTCCTGTAATTGCTGTTTAATGTGGAATGGTACTAAGTCCGTTTCCTCAGACTCTTCTTGAATCAGATCTGGATTAACCTTCTCAATTTGTTGCACAATCATCTTCGCTGCTTTCTCTAGCGTCATACCGTCATGCTTGCTCAGCTCAATCAATTTCTCAATAACCATAATGTCATTGTCTGTGTATTGGCGTCTGCCGCGCTTATCCTTCTTCACAGAAAATCCCTCACGTAATAATACTTCCATGTACTTTCTAAGGGTGCTATCACTTATTCCTAGTCGCTTGTATACTTCACTAGCAGAATAAACAATTTCGTCCGTCATAACGTCACAACACCTCCTAGTGTGAGTATTCCATGATGGTTAAGAAATTCCTGCAAAGAAAAAAGCCCTGATTTCAACAGGGACAATTTAATCTTTATTTGACTGTTCTATACGTAATTGTAGTTGTTCAATTTCTTTATCACGCTGTAATAACTTCTCTTGCGTTTCTTTTAGTTCTTTTTTTAACGAGGGTAATTGCGCCTTTAATTCAACTAAGTTTTCTTGATTAGATATTAACAGCTTATACTGTTTATTTATATCATTTATAACTTCTCTTCTGTTATTCCAACCTATCGCTAAAATAACAGTACCTAGTGCAATTACACTAATAAATGTACTTATAGTTTCTAATTTTGCTTCACCTATATTTTCAATAATAGTGAAATTAGGAAACCAAATAATCCCAAACATTGCAATAAAATGAGTTGCCACCAACCAACCTGTTTGAGATGATTCGCTTTTTATAAAATTATCTGGACCGATTTCCAACTTAATTATAAAATCACTTATTGTGAAACAAAGTCCTGCTATAGAAATACCCATTACTAACGCTGGCGGTATTGACGCACCACCGAAAACGTATGCAACCCCTAGAACAATTATAGCTATCCCTATTGATATAGTTATTAATTCCATAGTCTTTATCCAATTAGATTTCATTTTTTTCGCCCTTCCAATAGCTTCTCTAATTTCCCACTATAATAATATCATTAAATTAAACTTAGTTGGTCTAGTAGTTTTTTGTTAGTAAATACCTAGATTAAATTGCTTTAGCAATCTCAACTAGTAATCTCATAAATAGCGGAATCATTTGGACAACTATATAACCAATCCCTGCCCTTGAAATTAAGCTGAATCCACGTTCTTGGCTACCAACCATAATGAACAAGCCCCCGCATAACGCTACAACGGATGCAATCGGATATGATACTGCCTTAATCAAGAAGATAACTGGTTCAAACGCATTTACAATACGATTATATAACTGGCCATCTATATAATTTTTTATTGCTCCGTCATTGGACTGCGCATCTTTAAACACTTCATTCACATCTGGATTATTCCCATCAGCAAAAACATGAGGAATATCTATAATTTGGCTGAATATAATAGCACTACCGATCACAATACTTATTCGCGCCGCCACGGGTGCGTATTTTTTTGCTTTCTTTTTGAACAAGCTCCACTTTTTCTTTGACCCGTAGTTACCATCCATAAAATCTTTGATGCTCATTGTCTCAGTTGCCATATGGACCATCTCCCTGTTTTTAATGGAAATCAGTAACCGTAAATATGTTGCAATCCAATCCTTCGCAAAGCTTCTGGAGTTGCTTCCTTCTATATTCCGTCGTGGTGTACCAAATAAACTTAGGTTTCTTCTCAAATACATTGCATTCCATCAATTTGCGATACTTTTGCATCTTGATACGGTTCGCGCTCATTTTCTGCTCATGATCCACCTCTACAATGTGGTAACGGCCATTATCCGTAAATAAAGCATCTGCAATTATAGAAGCGATACCTTTCACATTCATTTTCACTTCCTGCTTCCACGTTTTCGGGCATTCATAAGCAATGTAGATGTCATTTCTCATAATGTAATGGCGAAATTGATTAGAACGTTTGAGTATTTTCTTGCTCCCAATACGTTCACGCCCTTCCTTGTTGAGATAATAAACCTTTTCTCCATCTCTAAAGCTAGATACATATTCTTCAATACCCTTCATTACACGAGAAGCATTCCTGTCACCGCCAAGATCATGAAGTACCTGGATTTGCTTCCTACTTAAAAATCCCAACTTCTTCAAGCTCAAGAGTATGGACTCGGTTCTCGCTTCCTTTATGGCTAATTTTTGCATCTTCATGCTCCTTCCTCGCTCTAATATTGATGTGTGGCTTTATGATGTTATCAATCTGCTTATTATCGATATAAACAGTCTGTAAGACCTTTTTCTCATTTGTTTGGTATATAGCCCTTCCTTTTATGTTAGGAAGACTCTCCGCGCCGCCCTCATCTAGCACAGCACGACTTCCTGCTTCTGTTTGTAACCTGAAGCAAACACGAGCACCTATATTTTGTCGCAATTGCGATGGCAAGGCTTCGTTAGTCGGGTACTGAGTCGCATATACCAAGCGGAATCCCGCTGCCCTACCACGACGACCTATATCAACAACGATGTCTTTGCACTCCTGATATGGCGTCATGTCGGCTGCTTCATCTACAATGACAAAGTACCTCGTTGGATCGCCTGCTTCTTTTATATCTTCGTATCCTTTTTCTAGTAAGTATTCATTTCTAGCATTCAGTTTATCTTGCAATTCCCTTAGAGTCTCAAGGGCTTCCTCTGGATTCTTCGCGATTGATTCGACTTGATTTAGGAATCTGTATCGGTTGAAAGAGAGACCACCCTTCAAATCGATAAGGAATAGCTTTATATTGTCTGATTGGTTTCGTACCAGTGATGTAATTATAAGTTTTAATACATTTGACTTCCCCATATCCGTCATGCCAGCAGAGATCATGTGCGATATCTGATCAAAGTCGTGTTTTACTAATCCATCTCTTGTATAACCGATAGGTACTTCCCATCCTTTGCATTGCTTCATCATGTCATCTTCAAACTTCACAAAATCAGGAATCCCTTTCTCATAAATTCTTATTTTCAGCAAACCGTCGTAAGACAGCTCGATTTCCTTTCTAACGAGTTTTTTCTTGTTCATGATGTTTTGCATTTGTTTTAAGATATCTTTTCTCAGTCGAAGAGATTTGAAGTCTTGTAGTCTAAAATCATAAACTTTGCTCTTGTGATTCAATCCGTCCTCTAAATGCTGTGTTTTTTGTTCAAAATCGGAGAAACTAAGTCCCAAGGGAATCCGATACGCATATTCCACACCCCACTCATTTTTCGTTTTACGAAGCAATTGTATAGTTCTGGTCTCTTTTCCTTCTTTCACTTTCAAGCCACAGTTCGCACAAATCCTTTGGATCTTAGAAGCATCAGTCGTTGCTCCTTTTTGATGCATTTTTGCTAGAAGAATGACACTACCAACTGCAGCTGAACTTACTAACTCAAATATCACAAACCCACACCACCATTCTTTTCGTATTCTGCAAGAATAGTCCCTAGAGATTAGAAGAGATGAAAACAGCTATGAATCGTTGAAACCATTAGTCTTTCAATGTCTGAAGTATTATTCTGCGAGCGAATTCTATTTAGAATAGGTGAAACGAAGTTTTAAAAGGCTATTAATTTGGCACAGTGAATCGTAATTTGTTTGGTATGGTAAAAGGTATTTTGCACTGTTTGGTCTTTATGTCAGTTTTTTTCTCACGTTTAAAAAAATGACGGAAAGGGCAAGCTGTTCATGAGGTGGTAAAGGTGTTTGGATTAGGTAAAAAACGCAGTAAATTTGGTAAGTGGTTAGACAAACAAGGAATCACACAAGGGGAATTAGAAAAAGCGGCTAAGTTAAGTAGAGGTACGATTTCGAAAATATGTAATGATAAAGAATACATACCTAAATTTTCAACTATATCCCAAATAACAAGGGGATTAAAAAAGTTAGGGAAAAACATAAACGAAAATGAATTTTGGATGTAGCTTCACTTAAACGAGTGGGGCTATTTTTATTTTTTTGAAAAACCTCTTCATAAAAGAACATACATTCGTATATAATAAGAACTAACGTTCTGTTATTTAGGGGGAATAACGGTGTATGACTATTCAATATTGCCAAACCGAATTGTTTTATGTGTAGATCTTCGTAGCTTTTATGCTTCAGTCAGTTGCATCAAAATGGGATTAGACCCACTTCACACAAAGTTAGCTGTAGTTGGTGATGTGAATAGGAGTGGTTCGATTGTATTGGCTGCAACTCCACCATTAAAAGCGTTAGGCGTAAAGAAAATGGCTAGATTGTATGAAATCCCGCGTCGTAAAGATGTTCTCGTGGTGAATCCAATTATGAGCACTTACATAAAATGCTCTAATTTTATCACGAAGTTAGCTCTACAATACGTTACTGTTGAGGATTTCCACCAATATTCCATCGATGAGTTCTTCATGGATATTACGGATAGTATTCATTTATTTGCTAACGATCCGTATGATTTCGCATTAAAATTCAAACGTGAAATATATGCGAAGACGCGAATCGAATGCACGATAGGAATTGGCCCTAATCCTTTAATGAGCAAAGTAGCGTTAGATGTGGAAGCGAAGAAAACGAAAGATTGCATAGCATACTGGAAGTACGAAGATGTGCCCATAAAATTATGGCCAATCCGACCACTCAATAAGTTTTGGGGGATTTCGGGTAAGACAGAAGCAAAATTAAACCGAAAGGGGATACATTCAATCGGGGACTTAGCGCAGTACCCGCTTAAATACTTAAAACAAAGTTTTGGCGTTATTGGTGAAGAACTACACTTACATAGCAACGGCATTGATTTTAGCCGCATATCAGAAAAATACGTTCCAGCAACAACTTCTATTGGTAAAAGCCAAATACTTATGCGTGATTACACTATAGAGGAGTTCCCTATTATTCTGTTGGAGCACATTGAGGAAGTTTGTTATCGAATGCGAAGACAAAACAAACTAGCTCAAACTATTCATTTTTCTATTGGTTACAGCAAAGATTACACCGGTGGTTTCAGGAAAACGCACACTATGAACCGACCAACTAATTTAACGATGGATATATATAAGGTTTGTACATATTTTTTACATGAGTTTTATACCGGGGAACCCATTAGATCCATCAATGTTTCTTTAACTAACTTAATCAATGAAGGCGAAGAACAAATCTCACTATTTGATAATGTAGTACAACGAGAAAAAGAAATGAAACTAACTAAAGTAATGGACGAAATACGCACTAAATTTGGAAAGAACAGCATATTAAGAGGAATTTCGTATACAAATAGTGCGACGGCAAGATACAGGAATACATTGTTAGGGGGACATAAAGCATGAACAACGCTAATATGCCAAAAGGAAGAGGAATGGTGAAATGGACTCCATTCGCTGCGATGCCGGAGCAATTCACTGGTATCCGTGAGATCGTTAAAGAAAAGACTAAAGTAGAACGACCTACATTAACCCAGGATGAACAAGGACTTATTGAGAACATGTTGTTATGTTCGTTACTTTCTGAAGAAGAAATAATGATTACATATTACG